CTATTCGGGCTTCTTCGCTACGGCCTCGTAACTGCGCTGACAGGCAAATCCGGCCCGACGACTTGCTGTAAGCGCTGACGCCAGCTCTCCCGCGTATCCATCAGCTTCTGTTCGCAACTGGGCGAGCAGATCGGCAAGGTCTCCGATTGTCTTGCCTCGGCTGGCAAGGCGGGCACTGAGGGTGGCTCTATCGGCAAGCAGCTTGCTGGTTTGGTCGCGCAGGCTGTCATTGTCAACACGCTGCCGAGCAGCAAGAACGTCATCCACTGTTTTCTGATTGGCTGCATCGGTGCGTACCTGGTCAATGTCACGTTGGCGTTTCTGTTCCGTTTCGCGGGCTTCTGCCTCGGCCTTCTTCGCCGCCTCGGCAATGTCGGCCTTGTATTCGGCGTATTCAGCCCTCACTCCGGCCAGCTCAAGGGTCTGGTATCCAAGCACCACCGCCAGAGCGATGACCAGCGCCAGCAGCGCCCAGGCCCATATAGGAACCAGCTTGAGGATGGCGCTCATACAGCCCCCAAGAACATCGCCCGCTCAGCCGCCCGGCGCGCAGTCAGCCCGGCCATTACCTTGCCCGCCGCCTTGTTCCAGCGCGCGAACTGATCGCCGGCCGCCGCGTAGTCGCCAGCGTTCAGCAACTTCAGCAGCGTGGACGATTCAAGATTGGCAGCCCCCAGGTTGTAAATGAACGACATGAGCGCGTCCCATTGGCCTTGTTTGAGCGGCACCTTCACCAGTGCGTCGAGCTGCGGCTCGAACCGGGCAATGTCGTTCAGCAGCATCCGCTCAGCCTGATCAGCCGTGATCGTCATGCCCTTGGTCACGCCACGGGTTGAGCCGTAGCCGATTGTCCATGGATCCCCGCCCGTCGCAGGGTCGGGGTACGCGGTCAGGCGTAGTCCCTCGGACGACTTGATCAGGGCCACGCCCTTCTGTGATGTTCGCATTCCACTTTCCTCAAGACGAAAAAAGCCCGCTCAGTGGCGGGCCGGATAGCTGAAATTTGTAGTCGCCAAATTCAGGGCGAAGAAAACCCCGAACTTGTCGGGGTCTTCGTGTAGCTCCAGTGGCCGCCCAATCGGACACCCAGGTAGAAGATCAGCGCCCGCCAACGCGCAGTGCCATCGCCCGTGGTCAGTGCTCGGTAATAGACGGCATCGCACTCGCGCCGGGATAGCTGGCCGGTGGTGTACAGCAGGTCATGCAGGATTGAGGCGCGCATCCCGTAGCCGACCAGCAGTCCATACAGCGCGAGGGCGATCAGCGCCACGGCCAGCAGCGACCAGCGAATCCACGGATGCGAGTCGACCAGCGTCCCACCGGTCAGCGCCGTGATTGCGCACCACCGGCAAATCTCCCGCAGGATGCGGATCGATGCCAGATCGCTGACGAACGTGTCCGGCACAACGAGATCACCATGCACGGGATCGTTGAAGGCCATGGCCTGGCGCATCTCGACGTCCCAGCGGCTGATGAAGCGGACATCGGGCTTTACGTCGAACTTGCCCACGGCTGTCATGACGGCCTCACATAGGCATACACCGGGACGCCTTCAACGCCCGCGTACTCCGGGAGCAAGCCCTCTTCCAGAATGCCGGTGATCTGCCGGGCCGACAGTTTCACCTCGGTAAGCGTGGGCACGCCGATCATCGACATGAACACCGGCACATCGCTGATCGTTGTCAGTTGGGCAAAGCCGACTACATTCGGCGGGCTGGTCAGCTCAAGCGCCGAGTAGTCCACGGTGAATGTGCCATCTGCGCCAGTGACGCCGCTGTAACTGAAAACCATATTCGCCAGCAGAGTGGTCGTCTTGGCGCTGAGTTGCGCGCTTACTTGCGACAGGTTGGTGGTAGTGGTCGCCAGTTCGTCGGTCGTGCTTGTCAGCGATGCCGCTCGATTTACCAGCGAATTAAACGTACTTGCCACATTCGTCAGATATGCAGAGTTGTACATATCACCACCACTTATCGTCAGTGTAATCCAATGGGATAGGCGACATATTTTTCAGGTCGCGGGCTTTGAAGATGAGTGATTGCTTCGTTGCGGCTGCGGCACGGCCCATTGCTACGGTATCGGCCGCGTCCAGGCTCAACAGCGAGTTGTCTGCGGATATCCACTGGAAGGGCGCATCGGGATCGGACCAGCGATAGTCTTCAGGCTGGGCACCGCCGACGATGGCCATGAATGCCAATTGGGCTGCGCCGCTGACGTTTTCCCGGTCGCTTGCGCGGGACTGGATCACCTTACCCTTAAAGGTGAAGCCAGCGTCGATACGACGGTCGCGTTCGGTATCAACTTCTTCAGGAGTGATGATTGGAGGCGGCGGAATATAGGGGTCTGGATATTTCGGCAATACCGACCAGCCAACACCGAAGCCATTCCATTTGGCAACTTCAGTGCCAGTTAAAGCAGGCGGCGCCGTAAACGTTGAATTCATGGGAATAGGGTCTGTTTCTTCCATCGAACCGCTTTCAGTGAAAATAAGATCACTGTTAAAAAAATATAAAGCAATGGTGGTCATACTAATTTCCCTTTTATGTAGGTTGTCAACGGGGGCGGCTGTGCGACAGACTTAGGGGTTATAAATGATGTAGTCGAATCGTAAGAACGAAGTGGCATGCTGTAGGTGGTGTTAGCTGCTGCCAACTGGAGAAAACGACCAGGGAGTGCTAGGGGTGAACTAAAGTTAGCTGTTGTTATTCTGTAATCCCATGTTTTTCCAGAATCATTGGATACCCAAGCAGCCGTACCGTTCGTGGGAAATATAATAACACCGTCGATTGACGATACTGCACCCTGCGAAGAGCCTGCGAACGTGGAAAATCCACCGGATGGTATTAAAAGAGGCGTGGTCTTAGTCCATGGACCTGCTAATGACGTAGCTGTGAACAATCCGCCATCGGCAGCGTTGTTTACGGCAAAATAGGTGCCAGCAACGTATTGAATAGATTGAAAATTACCACTTGTGTTTGTTCTGGCCCAACTAATTCCGTCAGAAGTATAGGAATAGAACGCACTATTCCCAGTCAATGAAATAAGAAATCCATTTACGTTAAATAGTCCGACAATTGGCAGATCTGTGGGGACCGCTCTGCTAGTCCAAGTGATTCCATCAGGAGAGGTATGATTGATTGCGTCCGCGCCAGTCTGATCTATCAATACAAACAAACCGGCCACTGCACCTAACTGCGGCGATAGTGAAAGTATTGCTCTAGCTGTCCACGTAACTCCATCTGTCGTGGTATATGTTTGACTAGGGTTATCAGTAGTAGCAGCGAGGAACAATCCCGACTTCACTGTGATCGATTTCCAGTTAAATACCGGCGTTGCGCGCCGAACCCATGTTACACCTCGATCAGCGGATGTATAGCAGAAAGCCACGTTGGTGCACAAAGCTATCAACAGCGAACCGCTATCAGCGGTCAGTCGCGACGACAATGCATCGCTAGGAAACGAAGCATTGAGAGTCCCTGTTGAAATAGTTGAACGGTCCGCATCAGGCAAAGCACCGATCAAAGCATACAAATCAGGATAGATTGATTGCAAATAACTAAAACGATTTCCGTTTGCGTAGGTTGCACCTGGTGCCCTTGCCGTGACAAGAATATCCCCAACTGATTGTCCTGCTTTCCCCCACTGAACGCCGTTTTTTGCGGAGTTAATTTGCAGAACGTCGAAAGCGTCTTTTGCGGTAAAGCTTGGCAGTCCGGCGGCCGATCCTGCGGCGGCGGCAGCAATCTGAGCCTGACTCGCGGAGCTAGCTGCATTGCTGGCCTGTGTTGCTGCCAGGGCTACCTGTGCGGCGGCAAGGGTGACTTGCCCAGCGGCCGCCGTCGACGACGCATCCGCAGCAGTCGCAGAGGTGGCGGCGGCGTTCTTATAGCCGAGGCTTGCCGCCTCAGAGGCCGCCTGCCATGCAAATGCGGCGTTTAACTGTGGAACCATAGCGGCTTGGGCCGTGACAAATGCTCCGGCCTTGGTGGCGAATGCTGGAGGTGAATCAGTTGGCACGGGGGGAGACGGAAGAAGATCGATTACTGGAGTGACCATTATTCTAGACTCAACACAGAGATGGAGAATTCAACCAGCGCCACGTTGGCGAAGGTCAGATTAAAGTCTTCAAGCTTTCCGATGATGATAGTTGCATCCACATCTTCACTGCCGATATACATCGCGGCCTGATCTTTCATCGGCTTTAATATCCGCTTAATATTCCCGACCTGATTTTTATAATTTCGACAGTCAAAATCAACGGTATCTCTAGACCCCCTCTCTATCTGCGTAATATTTCCAAAGTTGTCTACGCTCGATAGAGAGTAGTTTTCCAATCCGATGCCTGTACCCCATATTGCCCAACCGATGCTGTTCTGCTGCCCGAGAATCATCATTCCAACTTCGGCGGTTTCACCTGTGTTATCGACGATTACCCTGATGCTCGCGTTCGAATAGGACGGCAAATCAGTGTAGGCAAGATTGTCCTTTGTTACGAAAGGGCCGTAGTAATAGTCATACCAGTCAACCGCTGTCTTGGACGACATCACCATCTCGCGCGAGAAAACGATGCTGCCCCCGACAATCACCTGCACCGTGACCTTATCCGCAATAACTCCGACAAGGCCGATAGAGTTGATGGCCTGACCGGGCAAGAAGGTTATGTCGATGGTGTTGGCGTTTGTTGTCTTGGTCCCGACCTGCCACGTCTTGCCAATCCGCTTGTTGAACATGGCCCACCGGTTAGATGGGCCAAGGTTCAACCATGCGGCTGGCGTAACGGTGTCCGTCTCCGGGTTTCGATTGGTGTTTGCTACCAGCGCCTCGTAGTCATACTGCCCAATAACGACCTTGTTCCCTATCGCATAGGCCGTCGTAGACGACCATGCTGGATTGGTAGACGCGGGCACGTTGTAGGCTGAAATGATCGAGGTGCTGATATCAATCGGCGCGACTACTTTCATTGGGTCACCGGATAAACTGGCATGCCGAGTTTGGTTTGGGTGTTGACGGCTTGAATCAGTTGATTCAGCAGCCTATTGGTCCACGCCTGGCGCTCTACCATCTCGCCCGAGTTCTCGGACGATGCAGTTCCGTTGAGCGCAGCGGCTGACTTAGACGCACTCCAGTAGCGCGCCGGGCCGGTTGCCTCGATCTCTGGACCGTTCTCGCCGACGAGGCGGATACCTCCAGAGTGAAAACCGCCTTTGGCAAATTTTGGGAGCTCGCCGTTGGCCTGGGCATCTGCCTTGATTGCCGCGGCAAGCTGCTCGGCTGTCTTACCCGCAGCCAGTCCAGCCCAATAGGCAGCGTCGGAGGCCGAAGCATCTCGGCCTAGGACGTCTTTGAAGATGCCGTTGATATCGTTGTAGCCAGCACCGCCGCCAGAGCCCGTGTAGCCCGTACCAGCGCCAGGAGGGTTAAGCCCGCCCGACGCGTACGACGCAGCGAGTGCATTGATTGCACCGGCAACCGCTGCATTCATCGCGTTGACGGCATCCCTTACACTGATGACCGAGGTATCAACGCCATTGAGAGCATCAATTTGAGCCTGGGCCTGAGCCAGGGAATCGTCTAGCTCCTTAATTTGCGCGTCGTATGTCAGCTTGAGCACTTTCAGTTGGTCTTGAACTGCTTCCAGGGCCTTCTGTTCAGTCGTCAGCTGGACGCCGTTGATGGCGTTCAGTTCGGCGATGACGTTCGCTGTACGGCCTTGGTCGCGGTTAAAGTCTTCCAAAGAGCTGTACAAGTCGTCGCTGTTGTCGCTGACGGTTGACAGCGCGTCGCTCAAGCCGGTGAACCCCGATAGAGAGCCACCAGAGCGCGCAGTCGCCAAGGCGCTTTGCAGCGTGGCTTCCGCCTGGCTGCGCAGCATCCTGACGGCCGTATCCGACGTGCCGTTCAGCGACTTCAATGCCGCATCCAGGGAGTTGCCAATGCTGGTCAGGCCCGAAATGCTCGTCGACAGGGATGATGCCGAGTCATTCAGCACCGAAACCTGATCGTTGTAAGCGTTGGTGAGCGCCGTCTTTTGAGCGTCAACAGCCCGCTGCAAGGCGCTCATGGCGGTAGACACAGCAGTCATTGCAGTTGCCTGCGCTGCCGCTGCTGTCTGCTCCTGCGCCTTATAGAAGGTGTCGGCGTCTGCGGACAACGCCATCAGCGTCTCGTAGAGCTTCTTGCCGGATTCCGTCGTCTGGTCGATCCCTTCGACCATCTTGCGATAGCCCGCCCGAGTGTCAGGCAGCGTGACATTGGCCTTCTTGAACTCAGCCGTGATGGCCGCGACCGATCTGGCCGTGTTCTCTGCTTCGCTGTAGAAGCCGGTGTAGTACGTGGCCTGGCGTGCTTCGAGGATGTCGTAGGCCGAAGCGGCGGCCCCGGCGGCTGCGGTCAACTTCAGGAACAGTTGCTGACCGGCATCGGTCGTCAGGTCGATGGCCGAAACCATGTCTCTGTAGGCCTCGCGGGTTCCAGGCAGCGAAACGTCCATGTCGCTGAATTGCTTCTGTACGGCGGCCAGGGCATCGCTGGTTTTCTCGGTGTCGCTGAAGAACTTGTCGTAGTAGGTGTTGATGTTGGCGGTCATGGCCTCTGTGCCGCCGGCCGCCTCAACCAAAGCGTTGGCCAGCTCCATGCTTTCCGCAGAGAGCTTGTACATCTTGACGTCGATCACATCGAGCTGGGCGTTGAAGCCGGTGAAGACGTTGATGCGTCGGGCCAGTTCGGTGAAGGAGTAGCCGAAGCCGCCCACGCCTTTGTCGAGCGTCGCCACCATCACATCGCTGGCATAGTTGAACCAGCCAGACACCGCAGCCTGAATCTCGTCCTCGGTCTTGCCCTGGGTGGAGATTTTCAGCTCTGCCACTTTCATGGCATCGAATGCGCCGTCCTCAACGGTGACGCCAATCTGCTTAACGAGATCGATCACGCCCAACTGAGTGGCCGCGTACAGCCCCTGCAATTGGTCTTCCTGATCAGTATCGAGAGCGCTGTAAAGCGTGCGCTTCTTGGACTTACCGGACAGCAGGCCGCCTTTTTTCTTCTGGTCGATGTAGGACTGAGCGTCCAGATCGCCATTGTTCACCTGCAGAGACAGGCCGGAGTCTTTGGTCTGGTAGCCGGTGCCGAACAGCTTGGAGCTGATCATGTTTTCCACCGACATTGCGAAGGTAGAGCCGGACAGCATGGCGCCTATCTTGCCGCCGAACAGCTTGCTGGCCACCTTGTCAGCCAGGCCGATCGATTCAAAGGCCAGCTTCCGATCGAGCCCGGCAGTACCCAGCTTATCGCCCAGCTTGCTCAGGTCCGAGCCCTCGATCTCGCCCTTGTCATAGCGCAGTCCGGCGTCATATAGCTTGCCCGACTGGTACATGCCCATGATGATCGCAAGCGGCCACAATGCAGCGCCGCCGGCTGCACTGCCGCCAGCAGACGCCGCACCCTGGCTTGCGCCCTGGCTGGCAACCCAGCTTGCGTATGCAGAACCGGTGTAAGCGCCCTGTGTTGCGCCGTATGCAGCAGTTTGGCCTGTTAAGGCCGCTGCAATCTGGGAAGCGCTCCCTGCAATAGTCGATACCGCGCTTGAGGTGATATTGCCGTAGTAGCTGGCAACGCCCTTCACTGCCCCGACCACGCCACCACTGGTATATCCAGCGGACGCGGCCGGGCCAACGCCTGTGACAAGGCTGTAGGCGCTCGATGCGCTATTCGCAAGACTGCCAATGCTGGTGCCGCCTGAGCCACTAGAACCTGACGAGCCGGAACTGCCGAATATCGCAGCCAGGCCGCCCAGCGCAGCAACTCCACCGCCGCCACCGCCACTAAACAAGGCGCTGAGCAGCGGCTGAACAATGAGCGTCCTGGCAGCGATCCGCGCGAGATCCGCGATGATGCTGTCAGCAAGGCTCTTGAACGACAGCTTGCCGGTAGTCGCCAGGGTGACGAATACGTCTTCCAGGCCGTGCAGGCTGTTGGAGAAAAGCGTGTAGGTCTGGCCGGAGACGTTGCTGGCTTCGTCTAAGTAGTCCTGAAGCGCTGCGTTTGCCCCGTTCGCCCAGTCCGATTGGGCCTGATCAAGGCCTGCGTAATAGTCCTTCTGCATCTTCAGGCGCTCAGCAAGAGCGTCTTTGATCTTGCCGGTTTCCTGGTCGTACAGGCCTTTGTCGGCAGTGGTAGGGTTGACGATCTTGTTGTAGTCGCGCTGAAGCTTTTCGAGCTGCTTCTGGTAGTCCTGGCGAATGCGCAGGTCTTCTTGAATTTGCTCGCGGCCCTTCTGCCCCATGCCCAGCCCTGCGACCTGGCTATCCAGCCCGTCCTGTGCAAGTTTGAGCTGATCCTGCAGCTGATCCTGCAACGCAATCAGCTTGGCGGTGTTGTCGAGCTCTATCTTTTTGAGATCGTTCGTTCTTTCCTGTTCGGCATTCAGCTTCTTCTGCGCAGTGATCTGATCAGCTTTTGCCAGCAGGCTTTTCTGATCAGCCGTCAGCGTCTGCTTGTTCTTGATATCTGCAAGCTGCTGCTCCCACTCGATCAGCTCCTTGGCAGCCGGGCCCAGGGCCTTTGTTCCACTGCCCTGCTGCTCAATAGCCACGCCCTGCTGAACCAGTACGGCGTACTGCTGCTTCGCTTGATCAAGCGCCTTGGTGCCGGCGTCTTCGGTATAGGCCTTGACCCTTTTTGACGTCTCATCGACGGTTTCGTTGAGCTGTGCAATCTGCTCATTTGCCAGCTGAACCGCAGATTTACGCGGGACAACGCCGGTCGACGGGGTCGGGGCGTTCGTGGAGACCATGCTCCGGCCAGCAATGCTCTGCTGCTTGGATGGAACCAGCAACATGTTCTGTCCGGTGAGAAAGCTCTGTCCGGACGACAGATTTGCCGCAGCGTTCCAAACCTTGTTTGCCTCAGCCAGCACCCGATACATCTCAGTGATTTTGGCGTCGGCCGTTTCCTTCGACTTCTTCAGCGCTTCATCTTGCGACTTTTTCTCGGCAGCGGCAGCGTCTTCCATTGCCTGCTGCTGGGTATAGAGGGCGACAAGCTCGTTTTTCAGCGACTCCTGGCGAGCAACATCTCCCTTTTTGATTGCCGTCTTGTACTGATCAAGGATGTCGATCTGAGATGAAACGATCCGAGCCTCTTCACGCTGCTTCTCGTTGAGGCCCATTTTGCTGGCTTCGTACGCAGCCTGGGCTTCCTTGTTTGCGCCGTAGAGATCCCGGGATTCACGCAGCTTGGCAATGTACTTTTCCCAGTCGCCGATCTGCGCCCGGGTCTGGGTCTGCCCCTTGTTTTGCGCTTCGCGCAGCTCGTCGGTGCTTTTGGTGACGCCCTTTTGGGACTGATCCACCAGCTTCAAAACGCTGTCGAGGTCGCTATTGCGCTGCGTGACCTTGGTGTACTCCGCAGCGATTGCGCCCAGGGACTTTTCGACGCCCGGTGATATGTTTGCGTTGTCTTTGAGCCACTGAGTAACGCTGTCGAGATCCCGGCTGCCGCGCTTCACCTCATCGATAAGCTGGCGGAACTGAGCGGCAACGCCATCATCGAGACCAATGACCTTCTCTGCATCCGCGTACTGCTTGAGCGCTTGCGTGGCGGTGTCGAGGTTTTTGGCTCTTTCGTCGAGCCAATCCAGGCGCTTAACCCGTTGCTGCGAGGCATTCAAGGCGTCGTACTTTTTAACAATCTCTTCGATCGACAGGCCTTGTTGGTCCAGAGCCTTAGTAGCCTCGTCGGTGTTGTCGCGCAGCAGCATATAGGTGGCCGCTGCGGCGCCGACGATCAAGGCAAGGCCGCCAGCCCCACCCATGATGCCCAGTATGCCGGTAGACGCCGTGGCAAGCCTTGCCTGTGATAGCGCCACAGCCTCATTAGCCGCCCGCTCTTCCATGCGCGCAACGACGAGTGCTTCGGTCATGCGCGTCTGGAGAAGTGCGGCGGTGGCATTACGCTCGGCGGCGATTACGGCCGATTGCGCCTGAATAGCCTTGGCCTTGGCGTCCTCGAGCTCAGCAGATGCCGACGCGATAGCTGCCGCCCTGGTGGCGTAATAGCTGTAGACGGACTGACCCATGGCGAGGGTCAGTTGGCCTATCTTCGCTGTCAGCATGACCGCCCCGCCCGCCGCAACTCCAGTCATAACAGCGCCGACGGCTTGAAGCGATTGAGCAATCTCGGTAGAGCTGCCGGTCAGACCGTCCATAGCCTGGGCTACGGCTACGATCTTCGACGAAATGGCGGCGCTTGCGCCGGAAGCCTGATCCATTCGTCCGACGAATTGCGTGAACGAGTTTTCGAGCGTGGTAAGGCTGTTGCCGATCGTCACGGAGGTCTTGCTGAACAGCGCATCTACAGCGCCCTGCTGGGCCTGCAAAGCCTTCACAACTGCGTCTGCAGTGAGCAACCCTGCGGCGCCGAGCGAGCGCAGTTCGCCGACGGTTTTGCCCATGCCTGCCGCGATAGCCTGGGCAAGCGCTGGGGCCTGCTCCATCACGGAGTTCAGTTCTTCGCCCCGCAGCGTCCCAGACGCGAAAGCCTGACCCAATTGGACGAGCGCCGCGTTCGCGGATGCTGCTGAGGCGCCAGAGATGGCCAGGGTCTTGCTGATAGTGCCCACAACCCCGGCTACGCCTTCACCGGTCAGCTTGAGTTCTTTCTGATTGGTGGCGATGCGTTGATAGAGCTCAGCCGTGGCAGTCAGCGGCTGGTGCGCGCTTTGGGCGATAGCGAATACAGCACTTTGAGCCTGTGCGAGCTCCTGCGCGCCAGTTGTCACCAGCTTCATGCGGTTGGTTAGCGTGGAGTACGCTTCTGCCGCATCATAGAAGGACTTCACGCTAAATGCGGCTGCCAGGGGCCCGGCAAGGCCAGCAGCCTGGGCCGCCAGCGATTTAACCTGACGCTCGAGGCTCTGCACCTGCCCGGTTGCGTTTCTGGCGCCCTGGCCGAGGCCATTCATCGCGCCGCCTGCACCAGCCATGGCTGCGGCGGACTTGGCGGCAGCCAGATTCAAAGCTTCCAGCTCTTTGCGAGCAGCGGCGAGCTTCGCTTCGGCGGACGCGGCACTACCGCCCAGCGCGGTAACACTGCCGGCGGCGCCGCCAATGATCGTCCCGGTTTTTTTCCCGGTTTCATTGAGGCCGTCAAGCGATTTACGTGCAGTGTCGATGCTGTTGGCTGCTGCGTTAATGCCCTTGGCTGCGTTGGTGATGCTTCCGAAAACACCTGTCAGCACTGGGCCAGCCCGAAGCCCTGCCTCGGTAAGCGAATCCAGAGCCTTGCGAACGGCCAGAACCTGTTGTTCTGCGGATTTGCCGTCGACCTCAAGTGAAAGACGGGAAGTCAGCGCCATACGTTTCTCCGGGCAATAAAAAACCGGCTCAATGGCCGGCTTATTTGTAATAAAAGGTCCGCTCTTGCGCGGATGCCCTGGGCGAACTCACTTCACCGGGTCGAAACCCTGCACGGAAGTATTGAAAAGATTTTGAGCGCTGTTCAGCAAGTTGTCGCACCAGTCGTATCGACCACAGTCGAACTTGCCCTGGATGGCATATTTCCCGCCGCCCAGGCTTTGCTTATAGACCTGGCCGTTAAGGTAGCCGATCTGCCGGGTGGGGTACGTCTGGATGAATGTGTCGTTGGCAGAAGCAACCTTCATACGCGTCACGGTCGACACTGCGTCAAGTGCACGGCCCCACATTTCAGAGCATTGCTTCTCGCCCTCGCAGACCGGCGTCGGGCGAACCTCTGAAAGTGGCATGTCAGGCGTTTTTTGGCGGTGAGCGCAGCCCACAAGGTATGCGGATAATATAACGATCAATCCTGTTTTCAGTATCTGCACGATGTAAATCTCCCTGATAAAGACGGCAATCTACCATCATCGCGGGATATCGAACAAAAGCGTCGCGCCCGATTACTCATCAGACGCTTCGCTCATTACGATGCCGTCCAAGGCAAACATCACCTCATCCACCCAGTGCCGCGGTAACGGCGTGGGATGAGCCTCGAGCCAATCGCTGATCTCCCTGGCCGCCAACGGTATAGGGAAGGTCCCGCTCATATTGCTGAGCAGGCGCCTTCCCCGGCACACATTGCGGAACGTGTTCAGGAGGTACTGGGTCAGCGAGTCGGTTTCCGGCTCGTCCGGCACCTTCATCCTTAGGCGGGCGTAGATGGCCGCTCTTTTTTCGGTTTGTCCGCTCCACTCCCTTTCCCACTCGTATCGGCTGACGGCTTTTCCACCGCTTCGTCCAGCTCCTCGCGCAGTTCAGTCGCGTATCCGCTGGCAGTTTGGAGGATGAACATAAACACCTCGATGTTGCCAAGCAGCAGCGCCTCGGCATTTTCAGGGGTGTAGGGCAGCGGATTGCCGTCCTCGTCCTGTGCGCCGGACCAGTCCTTGATGACGTGGTTGGCCATCAGGCGGCACTGGCCCTGATACTCGGTCTTCTCGCCATCGACCACACCGGCCTCGCCCAGGGCGAACTTGGCATCATTGCGCTGGATCTCGCGGCGCAGCCGCGCCAAGGCGATCTGGTAGTCGGGATTATCAATCGAGCCCAAGAGAACCTTGGTTTCCTCGTCAAAGTCGAACCATTTGGCATCGACGTGTTTGACTTGCTTCTTCAATTTGAAAGCCATGATGAATCCTCTACGCCACGCCAAAAAAGACCGCCCCGGCTGGCGTAATCGCCGGAGCAGTCAAAAGGGTTGGATCGGTTACGGGGTGACCGTGATGGTCGATGTAGCGGTCTTGGTTGGATCGGAGACGCTGGTCGCGGTGATGACGGCGGTGCCGGCCGATACGCCAGTGACCAGGCCGGAACTGTTGACCGTGGCAACCGACGGCGTGGCGCTGGACCAGGTGACGTTCTGACTCGCGCCACTCGGCAATGCGGTAGGAGTGAGCTGACGGGTAGCAGCGACGGCGATCGATGCGGTGGTAGGCGCAACGGACAGACTGGTAACAGGCACGAAAGGAGCGCGGGTGATGGTCGGAGAGACCTTGCTGACGGTGAAGTTCAGCGTCACCTCGATCAGGTCGCGCTTACCGCCGTTTGGCAGGTCGCCGTCGATCTCGATGGCTGGGAAGTTGATCGTGTAGCTGTTACCCAGGCTGTCGGTGATCGGGAACGAGACCGCAATCGGCGCGCGGGTGAACTGGTTTTTCCAGAACAACCACGCCTGATTGGACCAGGCCATGGTGATGCTGCCGGTGATGGCGGCTTCGGTAGCGATCTGTGCACCAGGGCCGAGCCGGGTAGTACCCAGGCAGCGCTGGACCTGCAGGCTGTTGTCGACACTGATCGACAGCGCAGACACACAGGCAATGCCTTCCAGAGATTGGCCATTCACCAGTAGGGTGCCGATGTTGACGTTCGACATGAACGGCGTGGTGGTCGGCGCATTCACCGTGGTGACGGTGTTGGTGTCGCTGTCCGCGTAGTCCAGGCCCGCCAGGGTAAAGGTGGTGGTGATCTTGCCGTCGGACGGAATGTCCAGCTTGAACATCGAAACGTGCATGCCCTTGAACAAGGCATAGACGTTCACATCGCCGTAGTTCTTCGCGATGGTGAAGGTTTGACGGATGTCACCGACAGACAGGACGTTCGCGGTCCAGTTGTTGTAGAAGGCGGCCGCCAGCAGCTTATCGAAGGTGCCGTAGGACAGTTCGGCAGTCAGGTCGCCCTGAATGTCGACGCTGGTCGATACCGAGCCCTGGCTGAGCCGGGAGTCGGTGATCTCGTCGCTGGCCTGGGTGTTGACCTTTGGCGACAGGGTGTTGCCGGTCAATCGCAGGGTGTCGAACGATCCTGTTGGGGTTACGCCGGGGGTTACCTCGGCAATCAGATAACTCGTGACTTTGGCGCCGGAGCTCATGTTTTCCACCTTTGTGTGGGCATAAAAAAACCCGCTCAAGGCGGGTGGGATGGGTGTTGCTGAGGGTCAGCCGGCGCGGAACCGGGTAACTACGTTGATCTGGTAGAAGCCGTCATTTTCGCCAGCGTCAATCTGTCCGGTCTCGATGCACTCGAAATCGCTGCTGCTCCAGTAGGCGAAATGGGCCTCCAGGGCGTCGGCCATCTCGTTCAGCCCCTTAATCCCGGTCCGAACTCGGGCAAAGACCTGGATGACGATTTGCCCAGGCTTTCGCGTGTAAGGTTTGTCTGCCATCCCGGCCATGAAGGCGCTGGCGTGCTGGATGTTCAACCTGCACCACAGGCCGGACGCTGGCGGGGTGAATGCGGCGACTTGGTTCGGGTACTGAATCCTGGCCTGCTCAATACCAGTGAATGTCACCATCCTGGCGGTGATCAACTGGCGGATCTCTTCGTAGGTCATTTGAACTTCTCGGCGGCACTGATCATGGTTATGCCGTATACGCCAGTCGGGGCCTGCTTGGAATATCCGTTCTCCAGTTTTTCCGCATAGGGCAGATTGTTCTGGATGTAGATCACGGTGTATGGGCTGAGCGTCGACAGCACCGTCTGGCCGATAGCCTTGGTCTCGGCGCCGTCTTTGTCCACATCCAGTAGCGTGGAGAACACCGGAGAGCCGATGCTGATGACGTTGTTTCGCCTGAATCGGCCGGTATCCACGGGCGAGCGCAGGACTACCTCGCCCAGCATGGCCGTGGCGATGTTGCGCATATGGTTCACCAGGTCTTGCTCGATCTGGGTGATGAATGCTGTTGGCGGGATGCTCCACGAACTCGACATCAGATCACCCTCAGCTGTATCTGGTACTGCACGCCTATCGGGTCGGTAACGGCTTCGATCACTCGGTAGTCGCGCGTTTCTTCGGTGATGAGGTCCTTTGCGTTGATCTCATGCCCGGGCATTGGGTGATCGGTGACTTCGTTGACCAAGGCAATGACCCGGACATCGGTGGCCAGGATGCGGTCGTTGTCGACCTGATCCTTCTTGTAGCGGGTCAGCACACCGCGTCCGGTGTATGTCACGGGCTGAGCAGTCGTTTCTTCTGTGACCGGGTCATAGATGCCAGGCCCCAGGTAGGAGCCGGTGAACGACGACACCGCTTCGGCGAACTGGTCGTTGAACAGCGCGCCAAACGACGCCTGCATGGTGGCCTTGATGCTCATTGTTGCACCGCCTGCACGTTCTTCTTGAGGGAGTACTCCGCGACACACCGGCACCGGGCTCGCTCGCTCAATGGCGCACCCAGTGACGAATCACACGGGAACATCAGCATTGCGCCACTCGGCGAATGGAATGGCTGGTCCTTTTCGACCTTCTGCCCATTCATGGCGCCATGGGTGCGGCGCTCTTTGCCGTCCATTCGTGTGCGCCAGGTCTTTATGTAGGTGTAGAGCCCGTTGCTGCGGTCAGTGAGCTGCTTCCACCCCTCTTCCCGGCCCTTGTTGTAGGCCTCGGCGACGGCAGTCTGCGCAATGGTCTGAGCCTGAACGGCAAGCAGTTTCTCTGCGTAGGCGCCCAACGCCTTATCCAGCACCTCTTTCGGCACCGGCTCGCCGCCCAGAATTGCAGCCTGAACCGCGCCATCGAACCGGCGATCACGGGCAATACGCTGAAGATAGGCCTTCAGCATGGCCGGATCTCCGCTGCCAAGCTGCAGCCTGGCCTTTTCGATCGCCTCAGCAGCAGTTCCGCTCACGCCGATCATGCCGCCGACGCGCCGGCCGGTCTGTTTGCTCAGGCGCCCAGCCAGGTTGAGGGCTATGGATCTGGCCCCCAATCCCGCCGCCCTGCCCTCGGTCAGCGCAACACTGATAGCAAGAGCCTGCTCAAGTGCGGCCTGCTCGCGGATCGCAATGGCCTGGGCCGACAGGAAGGAATTCACCTCCTGCCCATTCATGTCCAGTTCCGGCCTCATGCCGGGGATCTTGATACCGGCGAGCTCCTTGGTCGCGCCAGTGGTGTACGTGGTACGGAGCCTGACCGTCAGATTCAGCAGCAGGCCCAGGGCCAGAAGCTCCAGAATTCTCGATTGATCGTTGTCGGCCACCGCCTGCTCAAGCGCGGCGATGCTCACGGATTGCGCCACAGCAGCAACTTGATCAAGGTAGTCCTGCTGCGCGGCTGGCTCCAGGCTCTCGATATCGCGCTCTACGTCTACGGCTTTCATACGACGAATACCGCAATCCCGCATAGCTGCGTGCTGCGCAACAGCGGAGCGACCAGCTCATCGACCACGGTGAGGACCGGTCGGTTAGGCGCGGAACCCGCGCTGTCGGCTGACGCCTGATACTCAATCTCCAGCACGTCGACCTTCTGGCGCTTGATGGCGCCCGATGCAACGTAGTCCGGGCTCAGGCTGCCGGCGGTGACGATCTCGCGCAGAGCGGCCTCGTAGGTGGCCTGCTCGATCTCGATCGGCACCTCATCAACCGGGATGGCGTTGCCTTCGTTGTCGCTCGCGCCCGTGCGCGGCCACTGCAACGACTGGGCCCGGCCGCCGGTCTTGATTCCGGGGAATAGCGATTCCCAGCGCCCGCAGGAGCTCTGCGTCTGGTACTTGCCATCAATGTAGGCCGACGCCCGGACCAATGCGGCCTGTTTCGCTGCATCGTCGCCAGCCCACGCGGCATTCGCGCGCGCAAGGTGATAGGCGTCAGCGGCGGCAACTGAACCGTAGAAATCAGGCATCGGATTGTCTCGAATAGGTGGAGCGGCGAACCGCTCCGGGGTTTACTTTTTGTCTTCGGTCTTTGCAGCGCCTGCTTGCAGCTCGCCAGACTCGACCATTGCGGCTGTGACGTGGTGGTCTTTGAGCTTGGCCCAATCCTTCACGTCCACTTCCTCGCCAACTGGCAGGAAGGTGCCATCCGACAGGACGACAGGGTTCTTGCTGGTGTTGGTGACTTTGGCCATGTCAGATCCCATCCCCATACTTGACGGAGTTCGGTAGACGAATGTCCAGGCCGCCCAGGCGGAAGATTCCCGGCACTTCGAAGCGCAGCGGTGCGGCCTGGTACACAGGCAGGAACCGGTGAGGCATCGGGATGTGCAGTTTCAGCACCGACGGGTCGCGACGGTAGCCAACCATGCGAGCGGTACCGCCGCCGCCAGCGGTCAGCAGGCCGTAGATGCCGCGAATCATCAGAGGCTTGCCAGTGGTCTGGGTGTAGATGTTCGATTGCATCACGAACTGCAGAACAGTCATCGTGGTGTTCGGCATCACGCTCTGCGCCAATTGCTGCAGCTTCTCGAACGGCAGAAGCAGCGTGTCGGCGATCGAGGTGTACTGCGTGCCGGAGAAGGTCGGCATCAACACGGCGTTGATGTCGGCGATCATCTGGGCCGGGGTAGCGGTCGCCCAGTTGCCGGTTGGGACGGTGATCGCAGTCACGGCGCTGTTACTGATCAGGCCTTGGAAGCCTTTGCGAGCATCACCACGAAGCGCGACGTTATCCACCATCTCTTCGTAGGCGCGGCGCGCGGCTGCGGCGTCATCGGATTGCAGTGGGAAGCCCAGCATTTGCGCCTGGCTCAGTTCTTCCAGGCCCCAGCCGTAGCCGATGCCAGCGGTATAGACGGAGGTCTCGAACTTGCTACGTTCGCTACCAGCGCGAGGCACATCGTCGGAGTTGCCGTTGATCCAGTCGGCCTTGCCGAACTTGTCGCCGGAGTAGTAGGTGACCGTCTTGACCCATTCAGGCGCCGAGTTGTCCACGGGGATCAGATCCTGGTACTGAATGTCGCCGTACACGATCTGGTTGACCTGGCGTTCGATGAACGTCGTTTGGCTCAACGCGAAGCCCAATGCAGCCTGGGCGTCGAGCAGTTTGATTTGCGACATGCTTGACGCTCCTTACTTGATGAAGATGTCTGCCAGTGCGCCGGCAGTGGTGGTGGTCGAATCCCAACGAGAGTTCGGGATCTGGGTATTGCTGGTCGAGACGTTGGTGAACGCCCCGGCACTGGTCAGGTACACCGAGTCGCCAGCCGCAACGGCTACCGAAGCGGTAACAGTGATCGGGCCTTTCTTCAGGATGCGGGCCGAGTCGTACTGGCTGAACTTGTCGGCCACGGTCACAGAGCGATCGCGCGCGGTCACACCGAGAAAGCCGGTGCCGGCGAACGCGATGCAGCCGTTCTCGTCTGCGCCCTGGGCGACAGGGAGACCGAAGCCAATGCCAGCCGCCGTCTCGACGTTGCGCGAGATCAGGTCAGCCTGGGTCATGTCCGGGATGTGGCCCAGCTTGCGGGCCGCGATGTTGGTGCTGTACGTGGTCTGAATGGCTGGCATGGTTACGCCCCCTTCTGTGCTGGAGTCTTCCAGGCGTCGGTCATGCGCTGCTCGTAGGCAGACTGACCGTTGTCATTCGGATTGGTCCGGCTGTCGTTGTTGATCAGGTGCTGACGGACCGGGTCTTTGGCGGCGTCCTCGGCCAGGATGTCGAAGCGGGCCGCGATGTAGGCGTCAGGCTTATCCTTGACTGCCGCGTCACCCAGCTTGGCGACAACTGCCGCCTTGCGGATTTCGTCGGAGGTCTTGCCGGTGTAGTCGCCGTCGGAGATGGACTTGGCAACGCCGATCAGGTCTGCACGCTCTTTAACGCGAGCATCGATCTGCGCATCGGTCAGCACCTTGGACTTCAGGCCGTCGATCTCGGCATCCTTCTTGGCCAGTTCGGCGTCTTTGGCGGCCAGGGCGGTGGCGTGGCCGGTCTGGGTGTCGGTGAGAGTCTTGCCAGCATCGGTAATGCGCTGCTGCAAGGTCGCGATAACAATGGCGCCCTGGTCGGTTACTTCAACCGGGATGCCGTCGACGGTAACCGTCTTCAGGGTCATGGGTTTTTCCTTTTGGGGGTTGTGGTCAGTAATCGGGGCAACGCCCCAAGCGTCGCCGATGCGCGCTTTCGTTCCGGCCCGGCCACGCTGCACAATGGCAACGTGATCAGCCGTGATCATGGTTTGCTTGGCCTGGTACGCGGTCCCGTCGGGCGCTACACCGGCTTCCCACAGCAATTCGCAGCTGTAGCCAACGCTGAGCTCGCGCTTCCCGTCAGTCACAGCCTTGACCGCTGATGCGTCGGTGATCTTCAGGCCGATCTTCAGGTACTCGCCGTCGCGCAGGACGTCATCGCCGGTGGTGCCTACGGCCACTTCCTTCCAATTGGCCGCGGTAACGGACTCGCCCGGGTGATCATTGGTGACCGGAATCTTCGAGAAGGTCTGAAGCGAGCGCTTGGAGAACACCTCGGCCTCATCGCGGTACACGTTGACCACGCCCAGGTCCGGGCGACCTACTTCAGAGCCCAGGTATTGCTGAATGCCGGTACGCGCGGTCCGGGCAAAAGCTTCCAGATAGCCGGACTCGCTCAACGAGGTATCGCTGAGGACGACTGAATCAGTGATTTTCATGATTGCCTCAGGTGCTGGCCGGTTCTTTCGGAGGGGTGACGGGGGTGATCTCTTCCTCTGGCAGCGCGGCGCCGAACTTGTCCATGGCGGCTTCAAGCCCTGGGAGAATGCTCATCTCGACGAGAAGGTTCACCGATGCTTCGCTCAGCGCCTCCTGGGCGTACAGCTTGGTGTCTGCCAGCGTCTTGATGGTGTCGGCAGTGGTCTTGCCGATGTCTGCACGCTCTTTCGCTGTCGGCTGCCACAGAGGCGCCCAGGCGTAATGGATCTCTTGGGGTCTGGCGCCGAGCGCCGAGCGGATCAGGCACTCATCCAGCACGCTCATGGCTGGCTTGATCTCCAGCTTCTGCTTGGAGGCGACGTTGTCGTAGTAATTTCGGGTGTTTTCTTCGCCGTTGGCGTTAAGGCCGCCCGAAGATTGGCCGAACATCCGCGAACCGGGGATATCGAATGCCCCGGAGACGCCCTGCTCTGCCTTACTGATGATGTCCGGCAGCGTGCTGAAGTTGGCCGACTTGGAGCTGTGGGTTTCCAGGCCGTCAAGGATCAGCGTGCCGTTGATGCCCTTCGCTGTTGCGGCCAGGGCCAGGCGGTCAAGAAGCTGCTTGGTGTAGTTCTTGTCCTGCAGGCTGGTCATCAGGTTCGGGATGTTGATAACGTCGATCTTGGCCTCGTAGACCAGGCTGACCACGTTCGCCATGGTCTCGTCGTAGTGCTTGACGGCGGGCATGGCGCTCAGCAGCACCGAATCACCCCAGCCGAACTCAACACCTTGCGCGAGCTCAGGGTCTGGATGCTGCACGCCAACGAAGATGACCAGGCGTGACGGGTGAATCTCGATCTGCGACCCGGGCAGGTTGTAGGCCTTGGGCTTGCCAAAGCGCTCGCTCTGCGGGTCCTGCTCAATGGCTGTGGCGCTTAACTGCCGACGGGTCATGACGGTCAGGTACTTGATTCCGCCTTTCTGCAGCGACTCGGGTCGGATCGGCTCATTAGTGTTCTTGTCGCCCGTGCCGATGAATACCGCTGCGCCGCCGAATAGCCTGGCCTTGATCAGTGCCTCAAGGATCTTGCCGTTGACATCCAGCCTCTGCTCTTCAGCCTCGATCGCCTGAATCTGCTCCTTCTTGGCCTGCCAGTTGCGCCAGTTACGGCATGCATCCAGGGCGGGAATGGTCACGCCTTTGCGCGCCGACCATGAGCCCCGGAAGGCGTTGATCAACTGCTGATCATCCATGACGGGGGCGCTGTAGTGCGAGTGCGCGGCCTTGTCACGGCCAGTACCCAGCCCTGCGACGAGGTTCTGCAGGTTGTCTTTGACGTAGCTGAATACGCTCATGAGGTGCTCACGTTTGCGAGGGTGTAGGAGTTTGCGAGGCCGTAGCGCTGGGCAATCATGTAGCCCATGGCGTCGACCATGTGGTCAAACCCGCCCTTCTTGTCTGGTTCGCCGTTCTTGTCGTAGACCTGGCGCTCAAGGCACTGGGTCAACTTCGGGCATTGGTCGATGTTGACTCGCATGCGCCGCTCGCCGTATGCGTTCAGAAGCATCGCATTTACGGCATTTACCCGGTCCTTGACGCCAGGGTTGGTTGAGTCGACATACACGGCAAAGCCTGCCGCGCGCAGCAACGAAAGATCTGATTCACTGGCATTTTTGCTGCCGGTGTTCTGCCCGCTGGCGTCTGGATAGACGGCGATGCTGTGATTAGGGAATCTGACTTTGATCTTCTCGATCATCTCCGGCGTATCGCGGATGGTGTGCAGCTCATCCAGGGCCAGGGGAAGGCCCTCACGAATGACATAGACCACGGCACTCATCTTCATGACGTTGAAGTCCATGCCGATGTGAAGCGCCTCGCCTGGCCTTATGCGCTCAACGGTGCGGCATGCTTCGCGGTTGAACGTGTAGTAAACGACGCCCTGATAATTCTCGAAGCTGGCCTCATACTCTTGCCGGAATGTCCGGGGGTCCATCTTGCGGCGTGCCGCCTCGATCTCCTCGGCCGGAACGTTGCCGCCCTGGACTGAGGTATAGAGCCAGCTCTTGTGGTCGGGCTCTCCGTCAGGCTTTCCGTCTTGAAACGTGTCATAGCAGTGGTTGAAGCCCTTAGGCGTGCCAATGCGCAGCGCATGGCCACCCTTGCGGACCTCGCCGGTTGGCAGAGTGTAAGTGCAGGTCGATAGCATCGGCCTGATTACTTCTTCCCACGCGGCATATTTGCAGTCCGCCCACTCATCCACGAGGATGAAGAACAGCCCTGAGCCGCGTAGGTCATCGTAGTTCTCAAGGCCGACGCAGCGAAGCAAGTGACCACTCTTGAGAGTGATCAGCATGTCTGTCTCGTTGGGCTTGCTGGCCATCCATGACTTTGGAATGGCCTGCTTCAGTCGACGCCAGAACACTCGGCGCGCCTGCTTTTGGGTCGGCGCTGCGTACCAAATTTCATCTTCTACGCTGACATTCCACTCCGATGCGAGCTTTGCAGCCCTGCGCATCTCAGCTTTGCCCAGAAAGGTCTTGCCGAACCGGCGCCCACAAACAGCGTCACGGAATCGCGCCTCAGACTGGAACCCCCAGCAGTAAATGTTCGCCTGCTTTGGCGTCAACTCAACGAGAACGTCAGAGATACGGGCTGGCAGGGACATCTTCGTCAGGCCTCAGCACGTATTCAGCAGCAGGTTGGGCGCCCGCCTCTGAACCAGGGGGCTTAATTGGATCGAGACGGCGATTGACGTAGACGTCGCCCACCTCTTTGGCTGCCTGCTCAAGCAATTGAGCGGTTAGCGCCATGTTCTTCATATTCTCGGCCTTCTCGGCCATTCGGCCCAGGGCGCGAAGCCTGAATGCTCGGTTGGCAATGGGAATATCTGCCGTCTCTTCCTTAAACCGCTTCCGGGCCTCATGGAACAGAGCCGCCCACTTCTTCGCCAGTCTCTGCCCGGCGAACTTCGTCGGGTCATGCGACTCGCACTGTTGCCGGGTTATCTCAATGCCATATTCCGTCTTGACCTGGGCGACAACCTGTGACGGCGTATCAAAGCAGGCCAGAGCCTGAACAATGAAGGCTTTGACCTCGCTTCGTAGTACAGCCATTTGTTTGCCATCCGTCATTACCTGTCATGGAATCAGGCCGACTTGAGCAGACAGGTTCCGCAGGCCCTCGAAATATTTAGTTTGCCTACCTCGGCAGGCTTGTTTGCAGCATCCACCAGCGCCTTAACGTCCGGGCTGGCACCATAGCGACGAACCACGCCGACGAACTCTTCTACGTCGTGCCCCTGCATCTTTAGCTTGGGTGCGCCTGTCTTGGTGAATGCTGGCGCGCCGTACTGATCAGTGGCCTGAGCCAGGTGATACAGCTCATGTTCGACCAGTGCACAGAAGTCAGCATCACTACAGGTCGAGCAGTAATCGGCAGCCAGAGTAATGATGAAGGCAGGCACATCGCCGAACCAATCGAACATCTGCTGTTCCATCCGGGCTTTCTGCCACCCTCCTGCACGGAAGGCGACCTGCTCGGCCTGACCCAATACACGGCGACCTTGCTTCTCGAAGCTGGACGACGCCCACATGACTGCGATATCAGCATCGATCAGGTGAGCGTGGTCGGGGTTGTGAATACTGCCGGTGTCGGCAAGGATCTCGGTCTGTATCCACTCCCGGACGGCAGGGGCGGGAACTACCCGGATGCCGAAGTCGGAAAGGTCCGACAGTTCCACTATCTCAGCGGGCGGTATCGGCCTATCCATCTAAACCTCACTCCACCGAGCATGCAGGCCAGATGCTTCTGGCAAACGCCAATGCCCCAGCATGATCCAGCGCTTCGTCGAGCAGGATCATCGGGAATGGCTGGTAGCCTGGCGCGGTGACGTACCAATTCTTCTTGGTCATGGTCACCTCGCGCCACGAAATGGCGGTATTTGATTTGTGGCGCGCTACGACTTCCGGCGCTCAATCTTCACGCGGCGGGTATCGCGGTACAGGCAGTGCTCGCAGTGCAGGTAGCGGCAAAGCCACGTCTTGATGCGCTCCCACCAGGTCACCATGACGAAGTGACGGAGACCGGCAAGGGCCAGGGAGGCGTGGAACGTCACGCCTGCAACCGTGGGGGTGAGGTAGATCGACTCCGCCCGGGTGGCAATCGCATACCCAGACAGTGCAATGGCGGCGTAGATCAGCTTCCCAGCGATGCCGTCCCGCACCTGATTGCTCAGAATGGCCCAGACAGCCCATAGGGCAATGATCGATACGAAGAGGTTGCTCAGAGTTTCTAGGCTCATGGGTTGCCTCCCCCGAACTTCTGGCGGATGAGCGACCAGAGATCGGCGGCTTTGATGGCGCGGTTGATTGCGGTCATCAATGACCCACCGAATGCACCAAGGAGAAATCCGATACCGGCCACGTTACCCGGCTCGGTGATTGAGAGGTAGGTGCTGACGATACCGGTCAGGTAAAGAGCGCACGCCACCCCCGTGATCAAGAAGACCACCCAGGCCTTCCAATCGTTCAGGTCATCCTTGTGCCACCAGCTTGCAGCGATGACGCCAAATAGCCCGGCCATCATCCAATCGGCCCTCTCGGAGAGGCGATGAAAGAAATCCATGCGCTGACTCCGTGACTGGGCATGTTTAATAAAAGGGCGGGTGTGAGCCGCCAAGAGGAGCACCCTGGAGCGGGTTTGCAGAATCTGTGCGCCTGGGAAAGCGTCCATCGCTGTAGCAGCTTTCCTCAGAAGTACAAAAAGCCCGAAACGTGTCCGGGCTTTTTCATTGCTACCAGGCGTATTCAGCAGAGCGCGTGACCGACGCCGTCAGGAACCGGACTGGCAGAACTCATCACGAAGTGATTGCTGGATGCGCGGAGATTGGACTTCAGAGATTCATCAGTGGCGTGGCCACCCGTTCGCCACATGGCGAGGGTCAGGTCCAGCCGCTTCAGGCCGACGCCCGGCAACTCAGCCGCCGCGATAAACATTCGCTGGGCGTACAGCACCGGCTCAGCCAGTGCGGAAACGGAGAAGCAGGCCATGCATGCGGCGAACGCAAGACCCAGATAGGTTGAGAATCGACGCATAATGCATTCCTCGGAGTGAGTTTTCTTTGGGCAATAAAAAACCCGGCGCAGTGGCCGGGTTTCGTAGAGCAAGTTGCCGCAGGCAAAGTACTCAATGTGGCAAAATGATGCCGTCAGCCGCACGGGAAGTCAAGCAGCCTCTTTCATCTGATAAATCACCGCTCCGATAGGGCTCAGGGCCATCCGGTCAAGGTCTTCGCAGCAATCGAATGCCAACCGAATTCCCGGCTCCCAATCTCGCTCCCAGTTGAACGATTCGATGCGAATCCCATACTCGGCCACCAGCCAGGTGCGGAACGATTCGGGCTTGATCATTGGATCGGCATTGGCCGACTGGCCCCCTTGGTGCATGTAGCGATAGCGCTTCATCACACCCTTCACCACGTACTCCAGCTTTTCGCGCTTTGCCGCCGTCATGCGCTTGGACTTCGACACGACCAGGCCGAATACCACCTCCTCGGCAGCCTCCCGGATATCGTCGCTCCGGCTCGCTGCGTACATGTACTCGCCGAACACCCTAACTTGAGGGTGAAGACGGGATATTGCTGACTGGATATGACCGGCCAGTGCACTATGCATGGCGTGATTTGCGGTAGGGCCGCGCTCCGTGCTTTGCACGACAACCCCCAATTGAACGACATCCGAACTCTGTCCGGGGGCCGGGTTGTAGGTGCAGTCATGCCAAGCTTGCCGCGCCGAATTGATCCTCATGCACTCGCCCTCTTGAGTTCTCTGGACTTTTCTCGATACAGCGCAGTCAGCGCTTTCAATTCGTCGATCGTGTACTTCTTCGGCTCATGCGGGCCTTCCAGCCATTCAACGTTCGCGATGCCAATGCGCTTCACTAGCTCGATGCGGTAATTCACGACGTTTCCGGACTTGTGCTGGTTGCATGGCACACATTGTTTTGCGCAATTCAGCGGCTCGAATCGCAAGGCCGGGCTGCTTCCGACCGTGCGGTAATGGCCAGCGTCATACTTGCCCTGGTGATGACGACCGCAGCTCACGCATGGCAGCAGCGCGTCACGCTCACGCACCCATGCGTTGAAAGCTCGTTGCGTGTCCTGCATGTGATCCGCCCGCGACTTCACCCTCTCCTTCGCCGCCCGATGCTCCTTGCGCCCCACATCAGCCAGAGCCTTGCGCGCCTGCACCAGGTTCTCCGGCGGCAGAGCTATGGCGCAGGCAGGGCTGCATACCTTTTGACCGACACGCGAAGGCTGGAAGGCCTCCGTGCAGTGGGCGCACTTTTTCTTGCGGGGTGTGCGCGGGTTTATGCCGCTGGCCTTGAGGGGGACGGTTCGATTCAGTTCCGTGCGTCTCATGCCGATACCTCGCGGGACTTCTGCTGCTCGGGCGTTCCAATGCCTTGCAGCAGCTCCTTGAATGAAAGTTCGCCGGGAAGATGCTTTTTGCGTAGCGCTCCCTCATACCAAAGAGCAGTGGCAGCGTTGCCTTCACCGCCCTGAAGAATCAATCTGGCGCCATCCAGGAAGTATCCGAGAATTTCAGGGCGAAGAGCCTGGCCAAACTCAGGGTCGAGATAGACCTCATGTGCGTGAATGCAGTGGGTAACGGTGTACTCACCGTTGAGGTGCGGGTAATCGAGGCACTGGAGAATTACCGGCTCGCCAACACTGAACTTGAACTTACTCATGCCGCCTCCCCCATGTTGCAGCGCATTTTCATGTACTCGCTGTCCTCGGGATGCGGCAGGTAGATCCCATGCTCAGCCGCCCAAACGTCGATGCAGGTCATGAAGGCGTGCATGTCGCCCTTGTCCAGCCCGCTGGTGTGGCGCAGCTCCAGGCGTTCCGTGACTTCGCCTGTCTTGAGATTGATATCCCGAATCACCTCTTCGCCCAGAAACGTCAGCTTGAGGTTGCGCTTCATGTTCTCCATGTTCATGGCCGCGCCGGTGGCGAACGTCGTCTTGCCCATGCTCACGAAGAACTGGGCGGCGCACTCACACCATTTGTGGAAAAGCGCGTTTTGCGGAAGGCTGCGGCCCGCGCCGGTGATCGTCACATTGCAAGGGAACCCCTTGATGCGGATAGCAGCGCTGACGACGGACAGTTCAGCCAGGGAGTTGAGGCGGATTTTATCGGCCATAGCAGTACTCCTTCCCCTCTATGGCGCAATACAGGCGCCTGGCCTCGTCCTGTTTCAGCGAGTTGCCGCCCTCTACCCATGGCAGGTACCCACAGATGTTTGCCCACTGCTCGTACACGGCCTTCGATCCTGCCTCGTCTTCCGCAGTCCACTTGCTTGCCTTAGCTGGGGCGCCGAGATCCGGCTCGACTTCGGCTGGATCAGAGCGCAGCGGACTACCTTGCAGCCCTTTGCGCTTCAAGTAGTCCATAGCTTTTTCAGGGAGATCGTTGTCTGGCGCGGCTTTCCGCAGTCGTTGGACTAGTTGGCGAACCAGTGCTGATAAGTCGTCCACGCATGCCACCTTCTCGCGCAGCCCTTCGCACTCAGCCTTGAGCGCGTCGATATCCGATTCAGCCGAGGAAAGGCAGCCGCGAATGGTCTTGAGCGTGTCTTCGCTAACCTCAAACCGGCAATCGATGGTTTTATGGCTGGCCTTGAGCGCGTCACGCTCGGCGATGAGGTCGTTGACCATTCCAAGCAGCTCGTCACCGTCGCTGTTCATGTCAGCGCCGAGCGCTTCACCGATGGTGCCCATGCCCATACAGGCCGCCAGGAGCATCCGCTGGTTGCGCTCGCTATCCGCAATCAGCCCCAGCACCACGTCAGGCGTGGCAGCGCACTCGAAATTGAACATGGCCTCAGCCGCAGCCATTCCTTCCAGACCGCAGCCTTCGCGGATCGCCCATGCCAGCGCCTTCAGATCTTCATTGGTCATGATTGAGCCTCCGAGGCAGCGCACGGCCCTGGGTGTCCCGGCTCGCGACTGCACTCCCAGCCCTCTGGCGGAACGTCACACATCGGAGCCACGTGCAGCCCTGCATCGCTGATAGCCATCGCCAAATCCTTGTTGTAGACGGTGAAGCGCTTGCCCTTGGCGTCGATTACTCGCCATGCAGTGGCTTGAATTACGCCAGACGGGATGCGTGCGGCCTGCCACGCCAGCCAGCAGTATTGAATCGTGGTGCTGTGATATTCGCCGTCCGCGAACCGGGTCATGCGCTGGTTTGGGTACTCACTGAGGACCCATGCCTCAAACGCTTCGCGCATTTTCTGATCATTCATGGCAAAGCTCCTTAGGTACAGACACGACAGGGCCAAGTACAGAGGCAACGATGGCGCGGCAGGAGGCGATGAGGGGTGTTGCGTCCATGGCGGCAAGCGGGCTTTCTTGCGAGTGCGTACCGGCCTGAGCCCACCACCCTCGGCCCGGCAGACCGTGCGGGTAGTGCAGGTCAACTAGGTGCTTCTCGATCAACGGGCCGGTTACAGACCAGTCAACGACCGGGTTAAACCGGCGATGCTCAGCCAGGAAACACCCGGGGCGCTTTCCGCGTACGAGCACTCGACTTGGATTCCCGTAGTGCGGATCTTCGACGTAGACAGGCTGACCATCAGCCTTGCCGACAGCCCAGTTCAAGGCTTCGCCGCAGAGATCGCTTACCTTCACCTCGATGAGCTCACTCATAACCAACCTCCTGGCGCGATGGCGCTTTCCACTCCCAAAAGGGGCCGTTATTCTTCATGACGCCTTTACGCTTGAGACGCTGGAGGGCTTTGCTGACTTCTTCACGGTCGACTTGAAGGGCTGATGCGCAGATCCAGGCAGTTGCGCCGCCGTGCTGCTGGTAGTAAGCGAGTACGGACTGGTCGAAGGGGGTCATTTGCAAAGCTCCAGCGCTTGCGCCTCAGTGAAACCTTGAGCCACCAATGCCTGATATTTGGCGCGAATCATTTGCGCCTGAATGGCAAGAAACTCAATGTGCATAGGCATGCTGCGCTTTAGCGCTTCCAGTTCTGCGCGCTGCTTGTCGATCGGCCCTGTCAGGACTGTCAGGTTATCTTTCATCACTTGCGCTCCTGAATCATGCGGTCGACGCAAGCCACCCAGGCGGACGAGCCGCGCTCATTGTTGCGAGCACAGATCCTGTCGAGAGATGGTTCTGGTGCCAGCAAGTACCAGCCAACCATGGCGCCGATCGCCACTGGTACCAGAGCCATTAGGGCGCCTTGCATGGCGGGCCATAGATAACGATGCACTTTCATCACGAAGCCCTCCGCTTGCTGCGCTCAGAAGCGCCTTCGAATACCAGTCCAATGCCGCGACCTTCACGTAGCCGGTCAACACTGCGGTCACCCAGGACGGCGCCCAGCTCTTTGGCGTCGATGTTGGAAATGACGATGGTCGGCAGTTGTTCCTCGTAACGCCCGTTGATCACCGCGAACAAGGTGGCCAGCTCGAACTCAGTCGGCTTGGTGGCACCCACTTCGTCGATGATCAGCAGCGATGGCTCTACCAAACTGGCGAATGCCTCGGCCTCGCTGTATTCAGCCCGGTCGCCGTAGCTGCCCTTGATGAACTGGAGCAGCCCGCCGACGGTGCGGTACACGGCCGTGGCGTTGTGGTTGACGATGATGTGTCCGGCGATGGCAGTGGCGAGATGGGTCTTGCCGGTGCCAGGGGTGCCGGTCATCACGATGCAGCGGCCGTCTTCCAGGTTCTGCGGGAACTGCTCGGCATACTCGACGCACTTGTCGAGATTGGCCTTCTGCCCCTCGGTGGCGGCGTGGAAGTCAGCAAAGCGCTTGCCCATGAACCGCTTGGGAATCAGGGAGGCCCCCAGCTTGCGCTCCAGACGCTGTTCGGCCATACGGGCATACATCGCCTGCTGTTCCGCCTGATCGCGCAATGCTTGGGCCTCAGCGGCGCACTCAGGGCAACCTGACGGCGTATCGCTGGTCTTGCGGATCACGGATGCGTACTCACCGTGGGTTTCGCACTTGGCTGGCTGCTTGGCGATCACCCCGAACCGGCGCTCGATGTCGCAGATGTCCAAGTTGATGACTTTCGGCTCAGAAGTCATAGGTCCCATCCCCCACGGCAGTCAGGCCCGCCGTGTAATCGCGCTTGTCGAAGCCGGTGTGGCGGCTGGATGGCAGGTGATGGACGTTGCTCGGAGTCGATACCTCGTCCTCCCAGCGCTTGCCGTTGAGCCAGGTAGCCGGGTGCGGGATGAACTGTCCGCCGTCCTTGGTCCAGCCGGGGGATGCGCATTGCCGGGCAAGGCCCTGGGTGATCAGGGTGAACAGGTCGTCAGTGACCTTGTGTTTCTTCCACGCCTTCTCTGCTGCGGTCTTGCCCTTCTTGTTCGGGTAGAGCTTCCAGAACTTCGGGAACAGGTCCTCATTCGGCGACGACGATGCCGGAGGCGTCGGCGGGTTAAGGGAATCAGGAATCAGAGAATCAGGAATCAGAGAATCAGCCCGAGCGCTACCGAGAATGGCAGAAGTAGTTCCGCCAAAATCGGTAGTGATACAACCCTCTGATACAGAAGGGATAACTGACTCTGGTTCGTTACGGTGCGGGTTCTGATGTTTGTCGAAGTTGTCGACCTGAATGAAGCGTTTCACGCCGACGGTGTAGCGAATGATGAAGCCTTCGCTGGCAAGGAACTGCAAAAGACCCTCGATATCGATCCCTTCGCGGTAGGGGAACAGCTCACCTTTGATGCGAAGTGGGCGATCTTCCAGGCGACCGGCCTTATCTGCGAGCAGCCACAGGCCCTCGAACAGCAGCGTGATCATCGGATCAGCCACGCCGAGCACTTCGTTTTTGAACAGTGCTGGCTTGATGTTTCGTGCGCGGGCCATTACACGGCCTCCCGATAAAAGCTCGACAGAGCGCGGATAGCCGTCTCATGACGACGCTTGGCGTTGTACTCGGCCTTCTTGGCCTCCTTCACGCGATTGAACTGAGCGTCGGTAAAGGTCATAACAGGGAGAAATTCCTCGCTGTCTGGGTCGAAATTTCCAGCAGGTCGGCCATGCGCTTCGAAGAACGTGTCGTACATAGTGCGCAGTTCGATCTTCAGGGCCTTTTTAGTGGTCGTGGCCTTGAACAGCAGCAGCGCTGTCAGGGCTGCGCGTTCGATCAAGTCTTGACGGGTAGGCTTCGGCATGGTCAGAACTCCAGGCGCTTGATTTCAGAGAGAAGCGCCCGGCTGTGGCGGAGCATGTAAACCTTGCTTAGCTGCTCCTTGCGGGCCTCATAAGGGGTTCCGATGTCGATCAGGGAGGCATTCACGCGCTGCAGGTGCTCAATGCAGCGAATCTCGCAAGGCGTCAGGTGGTCACGGATAGCTTCTGCTGGACCAATGCAGTGAGCTGCGCGATAAGCCTTCGACGGCATGCCCAGGGCGATACGGTTGATGAGGTCGAATTCATTGCTGAAGTGGTAGTGCTTCACTTCTTTGCCTGCAGCGATGCGGCCGTGAGTGATGGCGTCGGTCAGAGCTGGAGCCTCAAGACGAGCGCGCTCGCGAGACATAGCGCGATCAACGCCTTCGCGGATGCTGTCAGCAGCGGAGCGCTTAACCGACTGGAAGGTGCGATAGACGTCTACCTCAAAGGCAGGCTCGATCCAGGCGGCGTAACGGATGGCTATCAGCTCATCAGCGAAGGTGCCACCAGCGCGCCCTGGGAGCTTCACGCAAACTGCTATTTTCGTAGCAGTTTCTAAAGCACCGATAAACGCGGCTACCGACTCAGATTTGAGAAAGTTTCCGGGGCGCTGGCTGTCGGTGGCTTTCTTGCTCTCTACTGCCGACTTGTGCAGATCGTTCAGCGAGTAGCGGCCTTCCGCGTCACGGCGAATCGTCACGCCGCCGATATTTACTGTGTCAATCCGCGCCACGTTTTCCGAGATAACAAAACGTGGCGCGGAGTGAATTGACTGGGTGTTGATTGTTTGGTTCGTGGTATGCATATAATTCGTCCCACATAGATGTTTAAGAGAGCCGGGTCACTACCCCGGCTTTGTTTCGTCTGTAATTTGGTGCAACTAATTAGGGTCAGTAGATCTGGTGCTAATTAGGGTCAGCGCCTTTCGGCCCTCCCCTGATTTCTGCGAGGGTTGCTTTGGGGCGTGTAGAAAAGGTCAAGCCACCCATGGCAATTGTCTCGATCATGATTTCTTCCAAGGCCTCATCGAGGCTGTACCGCTTGACCCTGGCGAGCTCTTCAACTCGCGCCCTCGTTCCAGGGCTCAGGTTTTGGTATTCGAGCAAATGAACCTCCTTAGGCTGATCACGCAGCGCTAGACTTCTTCTCTTCCTTCAGCACGCCTTCAATTGCGCCGTTCTCAACGCCCCATTCGATGATTTTCAAAAGGAACGTCGCGTGCTGGGTGCGCGCACGGCAGGCGGCGCGCTCAAGGATCTTGTCCAGCGTTTGGTTGAAGCTGACTTGGCGGCGCTTGTTGCGTTTGTCTTGAGGGTTGTGGATGTAGGCCATTGGTGTTGCTCCTTGTGGCTGATGAATTGGTTAGGCGGCAGAAAGGGATTCGGTCGGGTACAAATCCGGCCGGAGCTCATGGCGAGAGACGCCAGTAGCTTTTTCGATTTCGAGAACTCGCTCAGCGGGCACGCGCCCAGAGGCGCACATTTTCTGCACCGCTTGAGGCGTGACGTTGAGGTGGCGAGCAAGCGCGGATTGGCCGCCAGCGACCTTGGCCGCCTTGCATACTGGAAAGTCTTCCATTTTGAACCTCAAAGTTACAGTTACAACCAGAGGTTATCGTATGGCAGCGCGACTTACAACTTACATTCACAGTGAAAATTACAACTGCTGGTTGCATCATTGAGCTATGAGCACATTAGGAAAGCGCATAGCGCAAAAACGAGAGCAGGCAGGATTGAGTCAGTCAGAGCTGGCCAGGAGTCTTGGCTTGTCGCCTCAGGCCGTCCAAAAATGGGAGTCAGAGTCGTCAGTGCCTAGAGGACGGCGGCTGGATGACATAGCCAGCGCCCTATCCACCTCTGTAGGGTTTCTGGTCACTGGCGAGGATTCGTCTGGTTCGCGGCGCAAGGTTGAGTCAAACGCCACCATGATTGGTCCGTTCGATGTGTGGGATGACGACACCCCCCTGGATGATGACGAGGTGTACGTGCCGTTCCTCAAGGAAGTGGAGCTGTCCGCAGGGTCTGGGAAGACCATCGTGGAGCAGTCGCATAAGCAGAAGCTGCGGTTCGGAAAGCTCACCCTTCGCAGGCAGGGCGTACAGCCGAGTGACGCTGTGTGCGTGACCGTCAGCGGCAACAGCATGGAACCAGTGCTACCGGATAAAAGCACCGTTGGCGTTGATCAGGGCTCAACGACTGTCGTTGACGGGAAGATGTACGCCCTCGACCATGACGGCCAGCTCAGAGTGAAGACTCTCTATCGCCTGGCTGGTGGCGGCATCCGCATGCGCAGCTTTAACCGCGACGAGCACCCGGATGAGGAATACACCTCTCAGCAGATGGAAGATTGCATGATCACAATAATCGGCCGGGTCTTCTGGTCTTCGGCTCTATGGTAGAGGCGAACCTGGGCGCATTCCCTCGCGAATTCTCCGAATATTTATAGCGCCACCCTCCCCTGATCAATTAGGCCCGCCGAGTGCGGGCTTTTTTGTGGGCGCCAAAACAACCGCAGGTTACTGATTTCCATGGCCCTACAACTCAATCGAGAAAAAACTACAACCAAACGCTTGCGCACTGTAACTTTAGGTTGTAGATTTACATCCATCGAGCCACTACAGCGACTCGCCAGGGCCTCAATCGGGTCTGCGCTCTTTCACAACTTAGACCGCCGAGCCTTCAGGCATAGAAGGCCAGCAGACCCAACAGGGCGAGCTGCAAACAGGTGTGACAGCCATGAAGCTGTCATTCAAGCGACACGCAGGCCCCAAGCGAAGTGGGAAGCGTGATACCGGATGAGCGACCGGGGCCTGGTTTGAAAACAGATTTCCTCAATGGCCTTGCACGCAGGGCCATTCGGAAAATCAAACAAACGTGGAGATACACCGATGGACATCAAGACACTCGAAGCACTTGGCGTAAGCGCTACCTACCTTCAAGAGCGAATCGTCGAGCAGGCGGTTCATGCGCTTCTCTACTCCACCGGTTTTGATGAGGATGGCGACGAATCGTCATACGCGTCCAAGTTCAAGCAGCAGGTCGAGAAGCGCGTTCAGGAGGCGGTTGATCTGAAGATTGCCGCTCTTGCTGCCGAGCACGTTCTGCCTCGCGTCGGCGAGATGATCGAAGCCGCCAACATGATGAAGACCAATGCCTACGGCGAGCCAAAGGGCGATCCGATGACCTTCAAGGAGTACATCGCCAGTCGGGCCGAGGTGTATATGAGCGAGAAGGTCGACTACAACGGCAAATCCCGCGAAGAATCAAAAGACACCTACAACTGGCGCGAGTCTGGCCCTCGTCTCACCGTCCTGATGAAGCTGTACATCAAAGACACCCTGGAAAAGAGCGCCAAAAACGCGATCAACGACGTGAACAAGGTGATTGCCAAGAACATAGAGGTGGCCGCAAAAGACGCGATTCAGGCTTGCGCGGCGGCAATCAAGGTCAGCGCAACTATCTAACCCCATTCCCCCATTCGCCTATGGGCAATCAGGAGGTAGAGAGATGGCCATAACCAACGAGCAGCGCATCGACGCAATGATTGCTCTGCTTCGCAATATGAAGACCGACGATCGGCGCCTGAGCAAATTAAGCGCCGTGAGCTGTATGGATCTGACGCCGAAGAAAGCGCAGCAACGCAATGCCGACGCCGACTGGATAGCAATGGAAAACATAAAGCGCCGCCATGAGTTGCACGCCCTTTCGGTGGAGCTTGGGTTTGCCGATCGCCGCAGCAGCTACGAGCCAATCGAATTGCGAGATAACTGGCACCGGTTCAAATACACGCCGCGAGCCCCGGCATAACCACTCCTGCAAGGAAGCCCCTCATGTCCCTCAAGCAACTAACAGTACAAGCAGCCCGCAGCCATAACCATCTGGCAATACGGGAGAAACAATTCAAAAACGATTGTCTGGCTCAGCGTGATGTATGGATGCGCCTGGCTAGATCTGTGGGAGGTAAGTGATGAGTGAGTCGAAGTTTACGCCGGGGCCTTGGGTAAGGCGCGGAAGCGCCATCGTTGCACTGGCTGGCCAGGGGAAGGTGGCAGACGTCAAGGTTGATGATCGTGAGGGCGTAGCGAACGCCAATCTAATCACTGCCGCTCCTGAAATGCTCGAAGCGCTGCAGGCCGCTCGCAAGCTGTGGGGCGATTATCTTCCTGCTGGAAACAGCAACGCCATGAAAGCTATGCGACTGGTAGATGCCGCCATCGCCAAGACCACAGCCAGCCCTATGGGCAAGGAGTGAGAGAAAGCATCGCCTCAGCCAATTCACAGAGTTGGCTGAAGGATGCGGACGAGTACAAGCCGTTAAGTCGGTCCCCTGCATCAATCGCGCAGAGCCGATCTGCGAGACATTGCTCTAGCAGTGTCTTGGTAATTCCAGAACCTGCCTTGCCGGGTATCGGCAGCAAGGAACGGCATCCCTGTCTCACCAGGGCCTCAAACCACCTGCTTGCGGTGGGCCACAAAGCAAGCCCGAGCAGTTCGCTGGAGGGACTTCGACCCCTGCGAAGGCGAGGCTGTATCGGAATGTCGGCGGGACATGAAAAAAGCGTCTCCAGAGCAATCAGATTGTGGCGAAGCCCGGACGTCGATTGCAGTAAATGGTGCGGCCCGACATTCCAATGCAGCTTCAATAGGTGGCCACTGCCTGCCCAGTGAGCGAGCAACAGGAGATACGACCATGAAAGAAGATTTTGCAGATGCGTATCAGGGCGCTCGCGAAGAGCTGGCCATCTGGAAGCGCAGAGCGCTGGAGGCTGAAGCGAAGGTTCGCGAACAGGATCGGATCATTGAACGGCTGGGTGATGCTTTGAATGACCAGAACGGCCCAACCTTCATGGGCGAGCCTAATGTTCAGGACGAGAACGGCGTGCGCCCTGCATTTTCGTCTGATGGCGCATACCGCTTCAACCCGCTGACCGGCCAGCACGAATAGGCTCGGCCCAAACAATTCTGACCCGGTTAGCGCCGGGTTTTTATTGCCCTGAATTTATTCGCATGAACCCACTCCGGCGCCACTTGGCAGATAGCCGTTCTTGAGGGTTCAGCCGAATGGGTTCACTGACTGAGGATTGAGTGATGAGCAAAGAAACAGGCGGTCCGGTAATGCCAAGTGAATATTCCCTGGAGGAGAACCAGGGGATAACTCTTCGTGACTACTTCGCGGCCAAGGCCATGCAGGGGTTTGCAGCCAGTCCGAGCATGATCGATAGCAATGACTCTCGCGCAATCTCATATGTAGCCGACGCTTCTTACGCCATGGCCGACGCCATGCTGGCTGCCCGCAACGCATAACCCAGCCCACTGGAGGCAACCATGAACCGGCACGACACGGCAGCGGCGATGATTGAAACCCGGCTGCTGAAGATGGAAGTCGGCGATGACTCGATCCAGCTCAGCAGTGAAACAGACATGGCCACCGAGATGGCCTACGCCCAGGGCGACATTGACTGTTCCGAGTACCAGGGCTACGTCGAGCGCCGTCACCGCGCCCGTACTCGCCATTTTCGCAATCAACTGAAAAGGCTGGGGGTGCCGTATGACAATGCCGCTTGTTCCGTCGCTCATTGATGAGCAGTTGGAAGAGATCAGCGCCCACAACCTGCGCGAGGCATACCGACTTGCTGAGTTGCGCGGCCATTTCGGGCCACCGGTAGAGCAATACGCCGAGCCAGGCTATCGCGGCCGAGTTCTGCAGGTCCTTCGTTATCGCGTCAAACAGCAGCAAGCCCAGCAGTAACCCCTCCCCAAATTAATCGCAGCGCCCCGCATGGAGCGCGAGGTATCGCTATGTCCGCAGAAACCCAATTGGCCACCGTGCCGCCCAAAGAATCAGCCCTCGCCATTTTTTGCGCGCCGGACGGCCTGGAGCCGTGGTTGCAGCAGGTTCGCGCCAAGGTCGACGAGTTCCAGAAGATCCTGCCGGACCTCGCGACGAAAAAGGGCCGCGATGCTTATGCCTCGATGTCATTTCAGATCGCCAAGTCCAAGACAGCGCTGGAGGCGGTCGGCAAGGAGATATCCGCCCAGCAAAAGGAGATCCCGAAGAAGATCGACGCCGAGCGCAAGCGCGTGTGGGACATCCTTGAATCGTGGCAGAAGGAAGTCCGCAAGCCGTTGGATGACTGGGAGGCTGCTGATATTGCCCGGCGCGATGGCCACACCGACCGCATTCAGGCGATGAAGGATGCGGTTGATCTGACCGGTCCGATGGATGCAACGTCGATAAAGGCGGCCATTGAAGAAATGGAGGCGCGCGTCATCGACGACTCTTGGGAGGAGTTCTTGCCCGAGGCTGCGCAGGTGAAGGATCAGTGCCTGGCTGCCATGCGCGCCCATCTCAAGGCCCGCGAGGCGTACGAGGCTGAGCAGGCAGAACTAGCCCGCCTCCGTGCTGAGGCCGAGGCCCGCGCCAAAGCTGATCATGAGGCGGCCATTGCCCATGAAGCTGCTGAGAAGGCGCGAGTCGAAGCCGAACAGAAGGCTCAGGCCGACCGCGATGCCGCAGCCAAGCGCGAACAGGCGCTCATTGATCAAGCCGCCCAAGCCAAACGTGATGCCGATCAAAAGGCCCGCGATGCCGAAGCCGCCGCCGCTAATCAGGCCCTGCAACTGCAGCTAGCCGCCGAGCAGGCCGAACGCCAAAAAATCCAGGCCGAAGCTGATCGCGTTGCCGCCATCCAGCGCCAAGCCGAAGCAGTTGAGCGGGCCCGGCTGGACGAGATTGCACGACAGGATGCGGCACTGGCCGAAGAGAAGCGCCAGGCCGCCGCTCGCGAAGCCGACAAGGAGCATAAAAAGACCATCTGTCTTGCTGCTCAAAAAGCCCTGATGGACGCCGGGATCAACGAAGAGGTCGCCAAGGCCGTAATCATCCTGATCCATCAGAGCAAGGTTCCTGCTGTATCAATCGCCTATTGAGGTCGCCATGAACGACGAACTATCTCTCTCAGCGCAAATGCGTATGGCGGCACTGGCCGCACCGACGGCGGCGATCGAGCGCCAGGAGCTTAGCGAAGCAAGTCGGCAGGCTAACAAGGAGCGAATCGAAAAGCTCGGATCATCTGCGGAACTGGTGCTCGACCTTGAGCGCCGGCTGGCAGCAGAGACCAATGACCGCAAGCGCGCTCAGACCGAGGCCCGATACGCCACCAGCAAGCTCGAACAGGTCTACCAGTCGATTTGCTCAATCCTCGGCCGGGACGTGCGCCCTCTCGGCGTTGTGGGTCTCGGAGTAGCGCTCAGCGACAGCACATTCAAGCTGACGACTATTGCCGGTTACATCGACAAGGCGGTAACCCTTGATGACCTTGTGAGCCTCAAGCGCATCGCCAGCAACATGGGTGTCATCCCGCCACAGACGATGGCGGAGAGCGCAGCGCTGATGGGCCTGCCGAGGCTGGCAGGATGAGCCCGGCGATGGCTGCGCAGCTCGACTGGATGACAGTCGGGTCGTTTTCGCCTGATCGCTTTGAGGGCGAGCAGCGCAAAGAGTACGAAGCAGAAGCCCGCAAGATTGAGCGGGAATGGGACAACCAACCGAACTGAGGAATAACCATGTTCAAGAAAGCCGAACGCAAGCAGGCCTCTGCCGGAGAAAAATTCGGCCGACTCACGCTGTCTGAGCCGGCTGGATTAGTCGGCGGACGACCAGGCTGGAAGTGCGTCTGTGATTGCGGCTCGGTGGTGTTCATCCAGAGAAAGCGGTTGGTCAGCGGGCACACGAAGTCATGCGGATGCATCCAAAAGGAAGGGAATGCACTGAAGCACGGAAACAAGCGCCGTAGCGGTGTATCCCCAACGTACGTGTCGTGGTGCGCAATGCGACAGCGCTGCAACGATCCTGGGCGAGACAACTTTGCGGGATATGGCGGAGCGGGAATCACAGTTTGCGACCGCTGGAACTCGTTCACGGCGTTCCTCGAAGACATGGGTGAGCGGCCAGATCGCACAACCATCGACAGGATCGACGGAAGCCTAGGGTACGAGCCAGGAAACTGCCGCTGGGCCACTGACATCGAGCAGGCCAACAACAAAATAACGAACAGAACATACCAAGCCAATAGCTCAGATCTCACCCTCAAGGAATGGTCGGATATCACCGGGATACCGGCCTCATGCATACATAAACGAATCAACAAGCTGGGCTGGCCAATAGAGGCCGCTGTCAGCACGCCATCAAGGGGTAATCGCCGTGTTCAAGAAAGCTGAGCGGAAACAAGCAAAACTGCGCCTCGCGCTGGCCGGCCCGTCTGGTTCAGGCAAGACCTACTCCGCCCTGCTTATGGCTAAAGGCCTGGGCGGTCGGATAGCAGTAATCGACACCGAGCAAGGCAGCGCATCGCTGTACTCCGACCTTGCCGACTTCGATGTTCTTGAGCTGCAAGCGCCCTTTACGCCTGAGCGCTACGTCGAGGCGATCGGTGCCGCAGAGGTCGCCGGATATAACGTACTGATCATCGATAGCTACTCGCACGAATGGACCGGTCCGGGCGGATGCCTGGAGTCGAACGAGGCCCTGGCGCATCAGAAGTTTCGAGGGAATACCTGGGCTGCGTGGAATGAAACCACTCCGCGCCACCGCCAGTTGACCAACAAGATTCTCGCCAGCGCGCTCCACGTCATATGCACCATGCGGAGCAAGACAGAGACGGTCCAAGGTGAAGGCAAGAAGATCGTCAAACTCGGTATGAAGTCAGAGCAGCGCGACGGTACAGACTACGAATTCACTGTGGTGCTGGACCTAACGCATGACGCCCATACAGCACTGGCCAGCAAAGATAGGACGAAGATTTTCGATCAGCCAGAACTGATCAGTGAAGAAACCGGCCGCAAGATGTTGGGCTGGCTGAACTCGGGCGTCAGTCCTGAAGCGCGTGCAAAAGAGCTGTTGGTGGACGCCATCGCTGACATCGCAATGGCGCCGGACATAGCAGGCCTGCAGGCGGCGTTCAATGCGGCCAAATCGATCGCAATTGGCTTTGACGACCTGGTGGCACAGGTTGTCGCCGCCAAGGACAGGCGCAAATCAGAACTAACCCCGATGGATCAATCAGCATGACTGCTTACATTTTCGACTCCGAAACGACCGGCCTAAATGACCCGCAACTGGTTGAGGCTGCCTGGCTTCGCTTGACGTCAATCGACACTTTGGAAGTGGTCGGCCACTTTCTGTCCCGCTACAAACCAGCCAAGGCGATTGAATTAAGCGCACTGGCCACCAGCCACATCCTTGACGAGGAATTAGTAGATTCTCCGCCCCATGATTCCTTTTTCTTGCCAACTGATGCCACCTACCTGATCGGCCATAACGTCGACTACGACTGGCGCGTGATCGGTCAGCCAGACATCAAACGCATTTGTACTAAAGCGCTCAGCTCTCTTCTGTGGCCGCTCGCTGACAGTCATTCGCAGTCAGCGATGATTTACTTGCATTACCGAAGCGAAGCGCCTGCGCTTCTACGCAATGCCCACGCGGCCCTGGATGACGTACAAAACTGCCGACTATTGGTGGTCAAAATCTTGGATGCAATGTCGGTGCGCTTGGGCCGTCAGGTTTCTGGCTGGGAAGAGCTCTGGGAGCTTTCAGAAGACGCTCGCATCCCTCGGATCATCCGATTCGGCAAGCACAGCGGAAAAGCCATCGAGGATATCCCCGACGATTACAAGCGCTGGCTGCTAGGAACAGAGATCGACCCGTATCTGCGCAAAGCCCTTCAAAGATAGGTGGCAGCATGACAAACAACTTCATCATCGCCGCCAACGAGCGGCAAGCACAGATCGAGACGGCCATGACTGCCTTTCTTGAATCTGGCGGCCGGATAAAGATCGGGCCGAGCATGCCAGAGCGTGCCATACCGCCTGTTCGCAAGGACTGGGTAGACCCTGAAACGGTCCTCAAACGAAAGTCCCGGATCATCTCACCGGCAGGCCGCAAGCAAATCCGTCAGATGACGGAGGCGCTATGAGCAAGGTCCGCAAGGTCTGCAACCGCCGCGCCCAGATCGACCGCGCCCGCCGGGCCCTGGTGCGAACCAACCATGCCGCCGTCGCCAACGTTGAGCCCGGCGACGTGCAGGTGATGGTCAACTGGAAGAGCTGCAAGCAGATTCGCACCCTCCCGGTAGCCAATGCTCTGTGCGATATCGCCCATACATGGACGGTGTACATCGCAGTCTTCTGCCAGGAGCCTAGCGGCGCCCAGTACAGCAAGGCGACCGAGTTCACGACCGCCGGCATGCACCTGGTTGCGAATCTGGAAGCGCTGATGATCGAGAAACACGCCGAGGTCTGCGCATCTGCCAACCAGAAGCATGTGATCGGCTCGGGCTGGATCGCCGTGCCTGACCAGATCAGCCTCACCGAAGCCCAGGCCAATGCCGTGTTCTCGGCCATGGGTGTTTGGGAGCGAGCAAGGGCAGCATGAAGCGCATAAACGCAAAGGTCCGCATCCGACGCCGGGCCGAACATATCCACCTTCCACCGAGCGGAATCAAACATGACCCCAATCTGGCGTTACCTCACTCAATCGGCCGGGATGACCGCTCAGACCCTGGCGGATGCGACCGGCATGTCAATCCAGGCAGTTCGCGCTGACCTGGTCGCGCTGGAAGCTCAGGGCAAGGTCGCCCGCGAGCGCGGATCAGTTGGCAAGCCTCACCTCTGGTGGCGCGCCGAGAAACGCCCGCTGGATGGCCTGGACGTTCTGCTGGTCATGGCGCTGGCGGCGACACTACAGCCATCGGGCGACCGGCTGAAAGAGGTGCTGGCGGACGTGGGTAGCCGGGCAAAGAACCCCGCGCACCGAAAGATCGTCGCGATGTGCTCCATGTCGAATGCGCCACGGCAAATCATCTGGGAGGCGCTGGATAACCTCGATGTCGAGGACGAAGCGCTGAGGGCTGCGTGATGGCATTAGCTCAGAAAGACCGCGACAAGCGCCGCCATGACAAGGCGGCCAGGCTTCAGGAAGAGGACCTACGACTCAAGGTCAGACCAGGCACAAAGCAAGCCCTGGCTGAGCTGATGGAGTGGTCCGGGCTTGAAGAGCAAGGCGAGGCGCTGACACTGATGATTCATCATCTGCATGCGCTGGGGCCTGGAGGTGCGTTGCCGCTGCTTTCCTCGCCGCGCCACGTTTACGTGATACCCGAAAACGTGGCGCGAAAACTCGAGATTGCCTACAGCCGGGAAGCGCTGCGCATCTGTAGCGACGATTAAACCGCCTATTCAAACAAAATATTTTCGCTGAATCCGAAATCGGAGGTAGGCGCCTGACTGGAGATAATCCATGGATGACCAATTCTACCTGCAGGACAGCCGAAGCTATGTCGGCGACGGTCTGTCGTTCTGGGCTTCCGGTGGCGGCTACACCACCAACCTGGAAAAGGCAGAGGTCTTCACCTTGTCCGGCGCTACGCGCCAGCATGCGTGCCGCGAGACCGACATCCCCTGGCCCAAGGACTACGTCGACGCCCACATGCGCGTCGGCGTGGACTGCCAGTATGTGACGCTTAGCGAGGCGCTGGACGCCCATCCTGATGCGGACCACTTCTACATTCAGAAACCGCAGACCTGGAACGGCAATAATCTGATCTGGCTCTGCGAGGACGGCACCTACACCAGCGACCTGAGCAAGGCCGTTCGCGTGCCTCGCGCCCAAACCGTCACTTGGATCGGCAAGCTTGGCAGCTCCGGGTCGATCGTTTGGCCGTGCGCCTACATCAACGGCCGTGCTCGGGCGCTGGTCGAACGCGACGACGTGAACATCAAGGATGCCCTGCGCGGCACTGGCGTGGCACTGATCAGGCCAAAGCGACCGCGCATGATGATGTTCAATTGCGATGGCTGTGGCCGGTTTATCAGCGACTCACAGCGCTACCGGGAAGACTGCCGGAACTGCGGCACAAGTAACACACCTTGACCCAGCTCCATGCCGGTCACCCGCAATACCTGAACCCTAATCAAATTGCCACCACCGGGTACGGAGGCAGGCGCGTACCCAGGAGAACCGCCATGAGCAAAGTCACTCTGCTGATAAGCATCGACTTCACCGGCCCAGGCCAGGAGCGGCAATCTCTGTGCGTGAATCTTACGCCGCATCAAGACAACCCCTCCGACGAGCATATCGCCGACATGATCCGCGAGGAGGTGCTGGAGCACCTTATGGGCTGCCCGCGCTCCGGCCAGGATGTCCCGAATGAGCAAGCTTGACTATCGCCCTCGCACCTTTCACGTCCATCTCAGCATTCGCGGATACCTCAGAGGCGCCACTAAGCGCGAGCTGGGCCAGTTGTTCGAAGACGGCAACGGGCGGCAGCTGAGTGCCGATGAGGCCCGCGAACACATGATGGATCTTCTTTCCGAGGGAAAAGAGGTCATCCCGATGGGCCGGCCCTGCGAGGGTTTCGACTTCTCAGGCGGCGGCTGCCCCGGCCACATCAAGGAATAGCCCATAACCCCAAATCACGCCACCACCCAGGCGAGGACGCCCCATGACCGCATTTCAGAAACTCCCCTCCATGACCCTGGGCCTTCCGTTCCTTCATGAACTGGTCGTCGATCTTTTCGCCGGCGGTGGCGGCGCCAGCGAGGGCATTGCCCGGGCGTACCGCCATCCTGACGTGGCGGTCAACCACAACGCGATCGCCATCGCCGTGCACCGGGCGAATCACCCCGACACCGACCACTACCAGGCCGATGTTTTCGAGGTTGATCCGATCAAAGCCACGCGAGGCCAGCCGGTAGGGATTCTGTGGGCTTCGCCAGACTGCCGCCATCACAGCAAGGCTAAGGGCGGCAAGCCGCGAGACCGAAAAGTGCGTGGCCTGGCCTGGGTCGTGGTTCGTTGGGCCTACGCCACGCGACCTCGTCTGATCTTCCTCGAAAACGTCGAAGAGTTCGCCGACTGGGGGCCGCTGGATGACAATGGCAAGCCGATCAAGGCTGAGCGGGGCCGCACATTCCGGGCATTCGTCGCAGCCTTGGGGAAAGGCCTTCCAGCCGATCACCCGGACATGCCAGAAATCCTGGCTGAGATCGGCGAACACGTCCCGGTCGAAGCACTGGTACGTGGCCTGGGCTACGACCTTGAGCATCGCGTGCGTGTGGCGTCCAACGCCGGTGCACCGACAATCCGGAAGCGTCTGTATGTCGTGGCGCGCCGGGATGGGGAAAAGATCGTGTGGCCCGCCCCTACTCGCCACAAGCTGCCTGCAAAGAACCAGGCCGCCTGGCGCGAAGCTCACGAATGCATTGACTGGAGCCTGTTGGGCAGAACGATCTTCCGCGAGGACAAGCTGGTCCACAACACCATGGCCAGGATCGCCAAGGGTCTTTGGCGTCACACCCTGGCCGCCGAAAAGCCTTTCATTGTGCCGATGCGCGGGACTTCGAAAAGCCACACCAGCACCCATGGCGTGGACGAACCGCTGTCCACCATCAGCGGCGGCGGCACCCACCACGCCCTTGTGGATGCAGCGCTGACGCCTTTCCTGACTGAGCACGCCAACGCCACGCACCAACGGACCTTCAGCGCCCAGGAGCCGCTGCGCACGCAGGTCGCCCAGTGCAAAGGTGGCCACTTCGCCGTGGCGTCGGCCCACCTGACCCATCTCACCCATCACGGCGACCGCTCAGGCTACTCACTGACCGATCCGGTCCTGACTGTGACCGGCGCCAACCGTGGCGAGCAGGCCTTGGTATCCGCGTCCATGATCACGCTGCGCAAAGGCTCTATTGGAGCGCCAGCAACCGAGCCGCTGGGATGTATCACCAGCAGCACCGGCCATCACGCCATATCGTCGGCCTTTTTCGAGCAGGCCAACGGCGGTTTCTACGAAGGTGATGGGCGCCCCGCCACCGCTCCGGTTTCGACTGTCTGCCAGTCCGGGTCGAACCAGCGCCTGGTCACGGCTTACCTGGTGAAATATTACGGCGCCGAGAAGGACGGAATATCTCTGCGCGGCCCCATGCATACCCTGCCCGCCAAGGATCGCATGGGCCTTGTAAGCGTCGTGCAACTGCCGAATCACTCGCTGACCGACGAGCAGCTGGACGGCGCCAAGCGTTGCGCGGCATTTCTACGCGAATACCTGCCCCAGCATTTCACCGAGTACGCCGACGTCGTTATGGTCGGCGACTACGTGATGGTCGATATCACCCTTCGGATGCTGCAGCCGCTCGAGCTGAAGCGCGCCCAGGGCTTCGATGACAGTTACATCATCGACCGGGGCCTGTTCCTCAATGCCGAAACCGGCGACTACGAGTGGCGGCCTATCACAAAGACCAATCAGGTCCGGCTAGTCGGCAATAGCGTCTGCCCTGACGAGGCCGAGGCCCTGGTGCGAGCAAACGCCGCGCCATTAATCGAGCTGTATCAGCGGCTCGCCGCATAACCACCCTATCTCAAGCGCCGGGTATGACCCGGCCAAGGAATCATCATGCCCGCAGAATTCAAACGCGAAGACCGATATATCGTCATTAAGCGCAACGACCTGAAGAAAGTACCCGTAGCGTATCGCGCTCACCTGGTTGACCCGATGTTCGCCCTGCTGGCTCATCTGCCGCCTCGAAAATGCCTCGTCATCGAAAGCGACTGGCCGGAGTTCGAGCCAGCCTGGGCGATGATCGAAGCGCGGATGAACGGGCAACCGCCGACGCCAGTGCGGAAATTAAAATGCTGGAGCTGCCAGGAAGCATTCAGCTTAAAAGATCGCCAAGCCAATGACGGCGGCTGCGGTAAATGCGGCGCCGAAATAGAGCTGGATGATTATCTCGCTGCAATCCTGGCTGAGAACGAGCAGCTACGAGGCATACAGCCTGATTGGCCACCGCGCCCACCAGATGGCGATGGCTTGCCGCGATATGGTCTGCGTTGGAACGGGCCACAGCAACCCCTCTCCACTCCGATGGAGGACGGCTACTGGACGCCGTGGCATCTCGCCGAAAAAATTCAGAGCCAGCTCGCCGAATTGGTCAGCGCCGTTCGTTCTATCAATCACGGACCGCGCCACGCGCACCATATGCCTGGCGATGACGAACCCTGCTACCTGCAGCGTAAGGAGTGGGTTGAATGGGTTCTCGGCATGTGCGCCGAAGCCGAAGCCGCATTGATGTCCAAAGCCAAGCGCGAATAGCAGCGCGCTAATCGTCGCCCCACACCATTAGGACCACCGTTACACCTGTCGCAGAAAACGCGATCACGAAAAGGATTATTAAAACAAACGGCTCGTACATCAGAAAACTCTCCCGAATGGGCGAGCCATAACAACTAGCAGCGCAGTACCTTGGCCACAAACAACGACTCGTTAATGATCTGCTCGGCGGCGGGCGCTAATGGCCTCAACGCCTTCTGATCCCGTAACGCGACATCCATTTTCGCCTGTACTGCAAGTGCGTAGGGATCAAATCCCAGTTCAAACGCAGCGCTAAATACTGCGATCAACGTGTGAACGTATACGCGTTCCTCGATGCTTTCCATAGTAGCTCCCTGAGGCGTAACGAGCTGCCAACAGTCCTCGGGCAGCCCCTGCTATTCAGTGAAGTTCGCTTTTTCTCTCTATTCAAATGCTCGCCGACCAACGTCACGCTTGCTGACGGTCGGTAACCAATCAATTCAAAGTCAGCCGCAGCAGCGGCGAGGATTTGTGATGCCTGAAATTAAGGAACGCCCGATCTTGTTCTCGGCGCCGATGGTGCGCGCCATCCTGGAAGGCCGGAAGACGGTCACGCGCCGCGAGGTAAAGAAACAGGCAGCTCTGGATTGCTTGGCTGCTGGTTTCGAACCTGCGTTTCTGGCGCTGCCCGGCAATGCGGACCTGTGCCCCTATGGCCAGCCCGGCGACCAGTTGTGGGTTCGTGAGACTTGGGGCGTCATCAGTCACGACTTTGATGAGCTCGGGAACATGATCGACTGGCTGCCTGACCGACCAGCCACACCAATCCGCGAAATGCCTTTCGGGCGGGGCTATTACTCGGGACATGTCATTTACCGTGCCGATGGTGAAGCTGAGTGGGCTGGCGATGATGACGGCGGCGGTGAAACGCGCTCTGCGTGGAAACCGAGCATCCACATGCCGCGCAAGGCTTCACGAATCCTGCTGGAGATCACAGCCGTGCGGGTCGAGCGGATGCAGGACGGCGAGGGCGAGACGGCGCATGACAGCCGATATCTTGCCGAGGGTATCAACCGCATCCACCACGGAGACGGCCAGCACTACTACCACGCTTTCAAGAATGAGCCTGGCCTGGGCAACTGGGTTGACCCTTTCGACGCTTGGCGCGAGTTATGGGTTGAGGTGAACGGCGCCGATTCGTGGAATGCAAACCCGTGGGTCTGGGTCGTCGAATTCCAGCGGGTGGCGCTATGAGCCGAGTTATCGCCGACTTGTTACAGCCCTGCCTCATCAACTAACCGCTTGCCAATTTCCCGGCCGGCGGCCTGGGCGTACATGCGATCGACATAGGTCTGGCCTTGCTCTACGGCTGGGATAACCACCTCATCGCGCCCACGCCTGACCTCAACCGTGATCTGCCAGACCTCTCGGTTTTCCTCGTCCCTTTCGCAGGTCATGTAGTTCCAGAGCCGCAAGCCTTTGTACTCATCGTAAATGTTGTGCTGAGTCATTGAACGCCCCTTCAGGTAGGCAGCGATCCTACCACCCTTCCCCACCGATCCAGATGCCTGCCGAATGGCGGGCGGAGCTATTCCAATGATCAAGTACTTCTGGAGACTGGCAACTGAGCCGCTCCGCAAAGGTGATCCTTCCCGCCCACTACGTTGGCGGATGGGCATGAGGCTCAACCACATCCACAACCACCTACGCATGAAACACCCGAAAGTTTGGGTGGTGATCATCGCGACTGCGCGCACCCTGTTGTGCAGGCCGTTCGGTCACCGCTGGAACAACTTCGAGCACGTCAAGTACGGCGATTTCGGTGTATCGCGCTCATGCAAGGTGTGCCGCCTCTGCCATCGCAGCCAGGACGGTGCTGATACCTACCACGACACGCACCGGCCGGGCGGCTGGGTAAAAGTCGACAAGCCGTGAAAATTATCCCTTCCGCCGCCCCGCGCGGCCCCTGGAGGCAACCATGCCTAAAATGACTCTCGAAGAATGGGCGGCAGAGCAGTACAAGACCCCGCCCAGCGCCGCCACGCTTCGTGCCTGGATCCGGGCCGGGCGAATCAACCCTACCCCGGTCAAACACGGCAACCGTTACTACGTCGAGCAGAACGCCAGCTACCAAGAGCCCGAGGTGCTGGAACGAATCCCGAGGGGAAACAGCCTCATCAGCCGAATAGCGAGTGCACGCCATGGTTCCCAGGCCGCGTAAAACTGGATCAAAAGACCTGCCGCCCAACCTCTATCGCAAAACCGACAAGCGCAATGGCAAGACCTACTACACCTACCGGGACCCGGTGAGCGGCCGCATGTTCGGCCTGGGACAAGACAAGGAAGCTGCGATCATCGAGGCGGTGGCTGCCAACCACGCTGAAGTCCTCAAACCAACGCTACGTGCCAGGCTGGCAGAGCCGCCGCAGGACAAGGGCAAAACCTTCAGCGAATGGCTTGTCGAGTACCGAGTGATTTATGCCGCCAAGGGCCTGGGCATCCACTCGATGAACCTCTACAAGAGCAGAATTAAAGCGATCGAGGTAGCGCTCGGCGAGAAGTACCTGCGCGAGATCAGAACAATGGATGTGGCCACGTTCCTTTCGACATACACCAAGGCAGGTAAGGCGCCCATGTCGAGGGCCCTCCGGTCGATGTTGAGAGACGTTTTCGTTGAGGCCATCGCCGCCGGCTGGTGCGACCACAACCCAGTTGACGCTACCAAGGCGGCACGATCGAAGGTGAAGCGCAGTCGCCTAAGCCTGGAGCTGTGGAAGGCCGCTTACGAAGCCACAGACAGGCCATGGCTGAAGCGAGCAATGGAGCTCGCCTTGATCACCGGCCAGCGCCGGGACGATATCCGGTCGATGCTTTTCAAGGACGTGGAGGACGGTTTTCTGTATGTCATCCAATCGAAGACCGGGATGCGTCTTCGCCTGAGCACGTCGCTCAGGCTTGAGGCGATTGACCTGGACCTTGCGACCGTGATCAAGCGCTGCAGGGATAAGGTGCTTTCGAAGCACTTCATACATCACTCCAAAACTGTAGCCGTGGCAAAAGCCGGTTCGCCCGTCAAACTGGACACGCTGACGCTACAGTTCGCCAAGGCCCGAGACGAGGGCGCTGCCGCACTTGGCATTGACCTCGGCGAACACCCTCCCAGCTTCCACGAAATGCGATCCCTGGCCGCAAGGCTTCATGCAGCCGAAGGCCGCGATGCGCAGAAGCTGCTGGGGCATCGAACGGCCGCCATGACCGAGATGTACAAGGACGGCCGAGGCACCGATTGGATTGATGTTGCCTGAGCCTCGATGAGTTTCGGGGGAATATTGGGGAGATATTGGAGAAGCTTTTCTCCCCTTATAATTCAATCGCTTACGCCATCGGCGCATTCTGTCCAGCAACAGCCCGATGATTCTCGACCGCACCCTGCATATCGCCAACCGCAGGCTGACCATCTATCACTGGATCCTGCCGTTCCGCGACTCCCTGGGCGAGGTCAAGGGCATCATCGGAGGCTGGCTGGACATCAGCGAGCGACGTCGCCTGCTGGAAGATCTGCGCGCCGCCAAAGACCAGGCCGACGATGCCAACCGGGCGAAAAGCACCTTCCTGGCAACCATGAGCCATGAAATCCGCACCCCGATGAATGCCGTGATCGGCATGCTCGAACTGGCCCTTAAACGCGCCGACCAGGGTCATCTGGACCGTCCGGCGATCGAGGTGGCCTACAGTTCGGCCAAGGATCTGCTGGAGCTGATCGGCGACATTCTCGACATCGCCCGCATCGAGTCGGGACGACTGGCCCTGAGCCCCGAGCGAGCCAACCTGCATCAATTGGTGGAGTCGGTGGTACGGGTGTTCGAAGGCCTGGCGCGGCAAAAGAATCTGAGCCTGCAACTGGACCTGGACAACCGAATCAACGTCGACGTACTGATCGATCCACTACGTTTCAAGCAGATCCTGTCCAACCTGATCAGCAACGCCATCAAGTTCACCGAACGCGGTCATGTGCGAGTCAGTCTGCAGACCGACGCAGCACCGAACCCGCAGCAGCTTCACCTGCGTGTGTTGATTCAGGACAGCGGCATCGGTATCGGTGCCGCCGATCAGCAGCGCCTGTTCGAACCTTTTGCCCAGGCCGACAACAGCGGCCAACTGGCCCGAACCGGCGCCGGGCTGGGTCTGGTGATCTGCCGCAGCCTGTGCGAGATGATGGGCGGCACTCTGAGCCTGAGCAGCGAACAGGGTATGGGTACCCAGGTGTCCATGGCGCTCGACCTGACGACCCTGGAGCCTCTCGACCCTGCGCACCTGCAACGCGATCCTCCGGCACACGCCAGCCCGCGTCTGAGCATCCTTGTAGTGGACGACCACCCGGCCAATCGCCTGCTGCTGTGTCAGCAACTGGAGTTTCTCGGCCATCATTGCGAAGCCGCGCAAAACGGCGCCATGGCGCTGCAGAGCTGGCTGGCAAAGTCCTTTGACGTGGTCATTGCCGACTGCAACATGCCGGTCATGAACGGCTATGACCTGACGCGGGCGATCCGTCGGCACGAGCAGGAACAGCACATGCCCCGCAGCGCTGTGCTGGGTTTTACCGCCAACGCCCAATCAGAGGAGAAGCAGCGCTGCATGGATGCGGGCATGGACGATTGCCTGTTCAAACCCATCGGCCTGACTTCCCTGAGCGAGCGCCTGAGTGGTATTGCCCCGCAACAGACTGCCCCGCCATCCCCCGGTTATAGCCTGGACAGCGTGCGTAACCTGACCGGCGACCGCCCGGAGCTGATCCAGCGCCTGCTGGCGCAATTGATCAGCAGCAACCGGGAGGATCGGGAGGCACTGGCGGAACTGATCGTCAGCGATGATCGCGGTGGCCTGCGGGAAATCGCCCACAAGATTCGCGGCGCCGCACGTATCATCCGCGCCAGCGCGGTCATCGAAGCCTGTGAAGCGCTGGAGCGAGCCTGCAACGACCACGCCTCGATCAGCGAGCTCAAAGCCTGCCAGCAAGCGGTCGAGCGAGCCTTGGTCGAGCTGGAACAGGCATTGCAACTACAACAGACAGACACTCATCAACCTTAA